CTCGCAGTTGGAGCGAAGGGTCGGCGTGTAACCGATCTAGTCACACTTGAGTACCGTGATCGTCCTGACTCCGTGTCGCACAAGCACAAAGATTGGGAATGGAATCGCTGGTACTTCTGGACAGGCGGCCGTTACAGATTGGCTGGCGTCGGCGGCCCTATCTTTATCTACGACAAGCCCAAAGTGTCTGTGATTATCCCTGTAGGTGTGGGTCATGAGCGACTTGTTCTAGATGCTATTGATAGCGTGGCTGCACAGTCGTATAGCTTCTACGAGTGGGAATGCCTAGTCGTCAACGATAGTGGGCGCGAGCTGCATGGGTTGCCGTCGTGGGTGCGTATGGTGCCTGGGGGTCAGAAAGGCGTGTCCCATGCTCGCAACCGCGGTCTAGCTCTAGCTAGGGGCGAGTATGTGATATTCCTCGATGCTGATGACTACCTCCACCCCGAAGCGTTGTATCATCTGTATAATACGGCTACGACGAGTAATTGTAATAACGTTTTTGTGTATAGCGATTGGTTTGAGGCTGAGACAGGTAAACGGCGCGAGAGCGCAGACTTTGACCAAAAGACGGTGTTCGATAAGCTTGCTAATCCTGTGAGTGCGTTGTACAAAAAGTGGGACTTGACGAAGAACGCTGTACGTTGGGATGAATCGTTCGTACACGGTTGGGAGGACTGGGATTTCGCTATTCAAGTCGCGGCGAAGGCGCGCCTCTGCGGCTTGCGGGTGCGCGTGCCTCTTTTGCATTATCGCCTAAAGAGTGGGACTTTAAGGCGAGAGGCCTTCGCCCATCGAGAAGAAATCAAACTCAAGATTCAGCACAAGTGGACTGAATACATCAATGGCGACAGGAGCGAGAGTATGCCTGGATGTGGTGGATGCGGTGGTGGTCGCTACCCTTCACTCATGGCGGCTGCTGCTAATTCACAAACAGGCCCGTTTGATGGCGTTGATCTGGAAAAAGAAACGACGCTGATTCTGTACACTCCGCCTCCTGAGTGGTCAGGTACGCGCTCATTCGTGGGGCGTGGGACAGGTAACCGATACCGGTTCTCTCCAGAGCCGCCTGGCAACGTGCGTCGCGTCTACAACGTAGATGTGCCGGGGCTTGAAGGTCTAGGCTTCTTCAGGCCTGCAACTACGAGTGGTGCTGATGTGGGGGCCGTCACACCACTCGCTGCGCCTGGGACACCTGACGACGAACATGAAGTGGGCGGGGTTGTGGCAGGGGGCGGGACAACGGCGTGACTTACTTGGATATCCTCGTAGGTGGCGTCGCTACGTGGCGCATTACACGTATGTTACTGACGGAGAACGGGCCTTACAAGGTATTCAGAAAACTCCGGGAACGATTTGGCGTGGTATACGTGGACGACGAATCTTTAGAAGTCTCGTCTTTCAAGTACGAGATAACCATGTGTATGTGGTGTATGTCAGTGTGGGTGGGACTGGCATTGACACTATTGCAACGATTTGTTCCTGGGGGCCGGTGGTTTCTATTACCGTTCACCTACAGTGCGATTAACGTGCTAGTTGGCCGCACGTTGGAACAGAAGCCTCAACCGCCTGTGCGATCGTTCCCGGAATTCGAGGTCAAGTGATGAGCGCGATTCAAGCCGTCGATTCCTCGCTCGACCGTATGTTCCCGTATACCCACTTGCCTCTGGATCGGTTCGCTAGGATCGTTAGTTATTCACCAATCCTGTTCAATCAGGTGGTGATTATGTACAACGAGCTGCAGCGAGACGTGGCGTGCAGCGATCCTGTGCTTCAGTATACCTGGCAGCCTCGCGGTGGCGGGCGTCCTGGGCGTGAGGAAATCGCACAAGCGATTCAGCAAGCCGAAGATCATATCTATCGTGTATTGAGGTTTAGTCCATCCCCGCGGTGGTTCGAGGATGAAGTCGATCTAACGCAGGCGCACAAGCTCGGCTATTGGCCTGGCGGTACGTTCGGGTTGCGAGCCAACAACTTTCATGTGATCGAGCCTGGTGTAGAGCGTTATCAATATTTGGCTAGCCCTCAAGTCGTCTACGAGGACGCAGACGGAGACGGGTACAAAGAGACTGCTGTCTTGTCGTTCGACGCTATGACGAGCGGCGTGGTCGATGTAAACGAAATTAGTGCGTTTCCTCCTGGTTACGGGCCTGACCCTGCGCTTGAGATTCGTCCTCTACGAGTTGATTTCGATGTTATAAACGATAAAATTAACGTTACAGTCGCCAGGCATCTCCTTGCGCGTTGGGATTTGCAAGAGCGTCTCGATGCACAGGGGATCGACGGCATGGAGGATACCAACTTCTACCCGGAGTTGGATATCTATCGTCACTACAACGACCCAAGCCAAGCCGCGGAAATTATCTGGCCTTGCGGCGGATGCGGGGTGTGCGCGGCGTGCGCCACGCAAACAGCGACGGGTTGCTTCTGGATCACAGACTCACGTAACGGGTTGATTCGTGTCGGCCCTGCACGATGGGTGGAGGATTCGTACTTTACAGGCACGGGTGTTGGCGCGTGGGACGTGCTAGGCTGTACGTGGGTGCAAACGCCTGCCAGAGTCAAGCTCAGGTATCGTGCAGGTTTTGTGGAGCCGCGTCTCAAGCGACCGATGGTTGAGATGGCCCCTGAGCTGGAGAGGGCGGTTGCGTTTCTTGCGTTGAGTTACTTAGATCGGGAGTGGCTGACTTGTGAACAGATCAGAAACTTGCAAGCCCATTGGAGGCTCGATCTGGCGACGACTACGAGCAATGCTACTATGAGCAGCTCGCATCGTATTGACCCAGATTTGCTCAAGTGTCCATTCGGAACAACCCGTGCTGCGCTGTATGCGTGGCGGGTCATCCAACCCCTGATGGTCGGCCAAGCCGTCCTGAACGTGTAGTAGGAGGGAATCTGCGTGCCAGGTACAGCGTTCACGAATACGTACTCGCGTGTGTGGCTCATCGAAGGTGGGGCGGGGCCGAGTAGGCGGAGAGACTATTTCGGCAACTGGAAGGCTGGGGCGATCTCGTGGGACTTGGGCGACATCACGACGATTCGTGAGCCTGACCCCAACAACTACAACAAGTTCATCAGGACAGGCCGGTATCGCGGTGAGCCTGGCGACCCTGAGCTGACGATCACTGCTCGTTACACGTTCCAGCGTTCGCGTCTCCTGAAGATGGCACGCCTCGATTGTGAGCACACGCTGCACGTTCACATGGGGCAGTGTGAGAACCCGCAGGACTTCCCTCGCGGGTGGGAAAAGACCCTGATCTTGGAAGGTGCCAGTATTAACTCGTACGGCACCGAAGATTTGGGCGCGATGTCGCCTGACGAGAACGCACCCGTCAACGAGGAAGTTCCGTTCGTCGGGACTGACCTCTACGAAGTCACACGCCTCACGTTCAGTGAGATGGCGAGTGCGATGACGACGGGCGCTGTGAACGACGTGTACGTGTGCGACAGCGCACAGTGCGGCGCGTGCGGCGTGGCGTCTGATGGTTGCCAGGTCGTGCTTGCGTTGGTCGGTGCTGTGGCCGGATCGCCAGGTCTGTCGTCTGGGGTCTTGGTCACTACCAATGGCGGTGGGCTGTGGACGGCGGTCGCAGGGCCTCCTGTTGCAGGTGATTCTCTCTTCTGCGCAGGCGACGTTGCGGTTGTGCTGTCGGAAGCTGACGGCGCTATGTACTACACCGACCTGAGCGATCTGACCACGGGCATCGTCAACTGGACGCGCGTTGACAACGGCTTCGCTGTCGGTGAAGGCCCTCTCGCAGCGTGGTCGCTCGGTGCTAGCGAGACGTGGATCGCGGGCGCAGGTGGTACTATCTACAACTCAAGCGATCCTGCGTTGGGCGTGCAGATCAGCAGCCAGGGTGCGACGGCGAACGACCTCAACGCCATCCACGCCTCTGACAGCCTCAACGTCGTCGCGGTGGGTGCTGCGAACACGGTGCTTCGTACCGCCAACGGTGGTGTGTCGTGGGGCGTCGTGCCAGGGCCTGAGCCGGGCACTGTGCTCACTTCGGTGTGGATGCGTACCTCGCTGGAGTGGATTGTGGGTAGCGCGACTGGACGGTTGTGGTACACGATCAACGGTGGCGGTACGTGGGAGGAAAAGGGCTTCACCGGAGCCGGGTCGGGCGCGGTGAACGACATCGTGTTCGCCACTCCGTCTGTAGGGTTCCTCGCTCAGAACACCGGCACAGCAGGGCGTGTGCTGCGTACCATCGACGGCGGCTTCTCATGGTACGTGCTACCGGAGGGCGCAGGCACGATCCCGGCTAACGAGTCCGTGAACCGGCTCGCGGTGTGCGACGATCCCAACATCTTGTACGCAGCGGGTGTCGGGAGCGGCTCCGACGGTATCTTGCTCAAGGCTGCGTAATACTCGCATAGGGGGCGCTTGTGACTAACAGTATCCTGCAAGCAATCCCCGAAGATGCGATGGAAGGTCAGGTTGCTGATGCTCAGCGGCCTGACCGTTTCGTCACGTCCAACGGGATCACATTCAAGCTGAAGCCCGTCGCGCCGCTTCTGGTGTTGGACGCGCAGAAGCAGATCGTCGAGCCCACTCCACCTAAGCTCAAGAACTACGAGAAGGGAGAGGGCGACGACGCACCGCTGGAGGAAAACCCCAACGATCCTGCTTTCTTGAGGGCGCACATGGAGTACCGTCAGAGGGTGGGCGAAGTCTCGAACGCCATCTTCCTGACGCGCGGTACTGAGGTGCTTTCTGTTCCTGAGGGCATCGAGCACTACGAAGATAAAGAGTGGGCTGAGGAAGTCGAGGAGTTTGCTGGCATCAAGGTGCCAGCCGTCGGGCGACGACGCTACTATTGTTGGCTGAAATACGTCGCTCTGACGTCGATGGATGACTTCCAGGGTCTACTCAACAAGCTCACCGCATTGGGTGGTGTCACGTTGGAAAGCGATGTGGCAACTGCGGAGGCCACCTTTCGGCCTGACGAGGGCGGGGATGCCGCTCCAGGACTACCACCTAACCAAGAAGTTTGACGCAGACATCAACATCCAGCGTCGTTTCGATGGCGAAGTTCCTGAGTTCGAGTGCCGTGAAGCTGCCGTGTACGTCCATGTGTCCTGGATGACCTGGATGCAAGAGATGGACGGATGGGACAGGGCTTGTGCAGTGGCACACTATCGCACGTCGCTCTCGTTAAAAGCGCATGTCGAGGATGCAGCCGAAAAAGCATCCAAGAGACGTGATGCCAGAAACGCACGGCGTAAATCGCGTTCTCGTTGACTTTTTCATAGGTAAGAGTCATGCCTCCTAACCTACCTCTGGTTGGCGTAGAAGCAGCCATTATTGGCATGAACGCCTTTAAGGCGAATGCCAATCTGGTTAACGCTATTCTGCAAAATATGGGGCGCGCTGCACGCGCGTTCTCACGCAACTATGCGGCGGGTTCCCAGGACGCAGCCAAGTCTGACGCCCAGCGTGCGGCCGCAGCTGAGCGTGCGTCGAAGCAGGTCGCTCGCGCCAAGCAACAGGAGGCTGCTGCTAATCAGCGCGCGCAGCAGCAGATCGTCGCAGCCGAGAACAACCTAGCCACAGTCACACAAAACGCTGCTGAGAGGCGTACTAGAGCACGGGTCAACGCTACGACTGCTAGATCGCGTCTTGCCGCTATCGACCGTGCGGCAGACATCCAGGCAGAGGCGCAACAGAATCGTATACTTAGGTCGCAAGAGCGACTAACTGCGGCTCAAAACCTGGCTAGTAAAGCTCCGACCGCTGCACGCGTCGCCAACGTCGAGAAAGCAAGAATCTCTCTCGCAGCCGCGACAGATCGCTTGGCGACCATCGAGCAACAGGCGTACAACAAGACTAGTCAAGCAGCAGCACAGGCAACGGCTGCAAACCAGAAATATGCAGTCACTCAACGAGCTACGGCTGCGCAGATCACACAAGCACAGGGCAGGCTCGCAGCCGCACAGCAGAACGCTACAACGGTCGCTGCGCAAGGGGCGCAGAAAGTCACGGCTGCCAATCAAGCGATGGCGGTTGCTTCGACGGTGGCGGCAACTACTGTGTCGATAGGCTTTGTGGCGATGGCGGCTGCAATTGTGGCGGCTGCTATTGGCGTCACAACAGCATTGGCCGATGTAGTCAGGAGTAGCGCGGCTTATCAGGATCAAATGACGTTCTTGGGTGTTGTGAGTAACACCACGGGTAAGGCGTTGTACGACTTGAGTATGGCCCAACTCAAGCTTTCACGCGATACTACTACAACTGCTACTGACCTTGCCATCTTGAGTGAGGAATTGCTCAAGGCTGAAGTCTCGTTCCAGCAGGTCACAGAGGGCGGAGCACTCAGATTCGCCAACGCTCTGGTTATTGCGTCCAACGGAGAACTGGACGCTGCGCGTGCTGCGATCACGATGAAGATCGCGCACGATTCGTTCGCTGCGTCGGGTGCAACGTACGAATCGGCAGCCGATGCGATCAACGCGGCCGCTCAGAACTCGACGCTTACTCTAGGGAACATGGCTGACGCCATCAAGCAAGGTGGCGCGACGGCAGCACGCTACGGCTTGTCAATCGAGGAGTTTGCTACAGCTGTAGCAATGTTGGGGCAAGTCATCCCGTCTGGTACTGAAGCTGGTACTGGTCTGAGAAACATGTTCGTTCAGCTCCAGAAACCCTCCAAAGAGGGCAAGGAGTTGATGAACAAGTACGGGATTTCTTTGCACGATGCGACAGGCAAGACACTCCCGTTCGTTGACGTCTTGCACGACTTGGAAGCTGCGTTTGGCCCCGCAGCTGTAGCTGCTAATGAAGTCACTGAGGCCGAGCGTGACTATGCGCTCGCTACGATTGCTGGAGAGCGCCAGCAAAAGATTCTAAGTACGCTTATCGAACAGGGAGTAGAAGGGTGGCGTAACCTAGCTACAGAGATATCCAACACAACGGGCGTAATGGACGCTCAGGAGAAGATTACTGCTAGTACAGCATCCTTGATGGAGACGTTGGGGAACAACGTCACGGCTCTTGGCTTGTCTTTCGGCCAAGGATTAGACCCTTATCTAAATGCAATTGTAGATGGCTTGGTGAGATTTGCCCAATCTGTTGATTCAACTTACGAAACTACTGATGCGCTCGGGCAACTCGTTGGCGGGTTCCTGGCTAACGTATTCCTGAACCTGGGCGAGATTATCGGGTCTATCATCATCCCGACAATCATGTTCTTCTTCGACATGCTTGGTAATTGGATCAACCTGTTCATTGCGGTCGGTACGACCACAGCGCAGGTCGCGGGTCATATCGCTAGCGTGTTCGGGTCGATGGCCCAAATCATCATTCAGACCATCGCTGCTATCGTCCAGTCGAAAGTCAGTTGGAGCCAAGCTTTCGCTCAGATCGGTGCGCTCATCGGCCAGAACATGAGCAACCTGGGCACACAAGCCCAGCAAATGGCTCAGGTGGTTATGGGCGGGTTCCAAGCGATGGCAAACGGGTGGGCCGCTACGGTCAACTCGGTTGCTAGTGGCGTCTCTGCGTTCGGCCAAAACTTGAACAACCTCGTACAAGGGGCTGTGCAGGCCGCCAACGGTGTCATCAACGCCTTCAATGGGCTGTCTAGCGCCATTGCACGTATCTTGGGCGGCGTAGCCAGTGCCATCAACGGCTTCTTGGACGCTGCATCGGCCATTCCTGAAGTTGGTGAGCGCATTGGCGGTGCACGAGTAGCTGTTGGCCAGTTCGCAGGAGCGACAGCGGGGGCGGTAAGCGCAGCAGGCGTACAGATCGCTGGCGTGACCACAAGTGCCGGTAATGCGATGTCCGCATTGGGCACATCTGCGAGTGGTGCAGCCGCTACAATTCAATCAAGTCTAGGTGCAGCAGGCGGGGCGTTCTCTAACTTTGGTACTAACGTAAACGCTTCTGTGGGGAACCTTGGGAATTCGTTTGGCAACTTCTCGACTGATTCAATCGCTGCCATTCAGAAATTGGCGGCGAACCTCAAGATGCCCAACATCCAAAACTACGCTGAGGGCATCGCAGCGAAGATCGACAAAGCACGCAAGACGGTCGCAGAGCCGACACGCAAGCCCATCGCACGCGAGATTGGGGCTGACCCTAGCGACACTCCACGCGGTACATTCCCAGGCAGTGGTGGTGACGGAGGCGCTGGAGACGCAGCGAAGAAGGCAGCTAAAGACCTCGCGGAAGCTATGAATGATGCTGCTGAGCTTCTGCGTGACTTCTTCGACGATATCGAGAACGCTGCACGCGATACGGCTAGACAGATTGGTGAAGCGTTCGAGAAGGCTGAGCTTGACGTAGCCAAGGCTGTTGCTTCCGCAGCCAAAGAAATTGATGATGCTATAGCAGACGCCAACAATTCTCTGAGGGAACTTAACAGCGAACGTGCGATCCAAAAAGACGCTGACGCACGACGTGAAGCTCTAGAAAACGAACTTGAGTTCGAGCAGCGTCTGCGTGAGGAAAGTCTAGAAGATGCGGAAGTATTGTACCAGCGAGAGCTGGAAGATATCGAGGCGATAGAAGATAAAAAGCGCCAAGCACGCGAGCAAGCGTTTGATCGTAACCAGGAACGCGAAGCGCGGGAGCGTGACGAACGACGTGAAGCAGAAGATCGTGACTATGATCGCAGCTTCGACAAGCTCGCGCGTGAGCTAGACAGCCAACAATCTCTGCGTGAGGACGCGCTTAGCAAGCAACAAAGCGCACAAGAGGATTCGCTCGACGCGCAGCTCAAGGCGACTGAGGATACACTAGAACGCCAGCACAAGGCGCTTGAGGATGCACTAGATCGTGACCATGATGCGCGAGAGGCGGCGCTCGACGCCAGACTAGAGCAGGAAGAACGTGAGCTTGAGGCGTCACAAAAGGTACGCGAGGACGCCCTCAAGTCACAGTTCGAGTTTGAGGATATCGCACGCGAGCATGGCGAAGCTATTGGCGCAATCGAGCAAGAAGCCTCGTCAGGGCGTGCTAAGGCTCAATCAGAATACGCACAAGAACTTGCGATTGGCGTCAAGGGTTCGATTGCACGCGCACGGCTAGAGGAAAAGCTGGCGGCGATCAAGGCCGAAGAAGATACGGCCAAAGAACGCCTCAGGATTAAAGAGGACGAGAACGCTAAAGAGCGTGTCGTCGAGCAAGATCAGGAACGGCGCCTCCAGGACCTGCAAAAGACATTCGAGGCGGAGAACGCTGCACGCGAGGCGGCGGCCGACGCGGCAAGGCTCGCACTTAAAGCGCAGATCGAAGCAGAGATTCTGGCGCTTCGTGCTGTCACAGAGGCACAAACTACAGCTCTACAAGTCCAGTCCGACGCAGCGCGGCGTGCATTGCGTAACCAGCACGAAGTCGAGATGGACGCCCTCCATGCTCGGCATGAGAAGGAGCGTGACGACCTATCAGATCGCATCGAGAATGATCGACTAAACAGACAAAAGGCGCGTGCGCGAGAAGATCGAGAATTCGCTGAGAAACAAGAGGCTGCCAAGCAAGCTTTCATCGAGGCAGAGAACAAGCGCCAGCTAGAGGAAACTCGCAAGAAGGAAGATGAGCAGCGCAATCGCAAGAGGGCGCAAGACTACGCTGCGATCTATCAGAAGCAGCTAGACGAAGCCAAGCGTGCGCGTCTTGCGGAAGAACTGGACGAAGAAGAATATCAGCGTCGCGTCCAGCAGATTCAGGACGAACGCGATAAGAAGATTCAGGCCACTGGGGTCACGCTGGAAGAACAGCAGCGTATGATCGCGGAGCAGCTTGATCGTGAAGTGCGTGATCTGAACGGCCAGCTTGAGGAGAAGATCACAACGATCAAGGAACGCTATATAGACCGCATGGAGGATTTGCTGCGTGATGGCGGCGAAGCCATGCGTCCTATCATAGATAACATCGGTGAGCAGATGGAGAGCGCGTTCAGTGGCGCGCGTGATCGCGTCAACGAACTAATCACGGTTCTCCAGGCGTCTCTTGCTCAGGCAGCAGCCGTCACAAACGCTATTAACGCAATCCCGAAGATGCCATCCGCACCCACGACTGGCGGTGGCGGTGGCACAACCGGAGGCGGTGGTGGCGGTGGTGGGGGAAAGTGCGACTGGTACGGTATCTACAACGCCTGTCGCGGCAACGGCGGTTCTGACAGTGCGTGTCGATCCAAAGCTGACAGCGAATGTCCACCAGAACGCAGAGCTAGTGGAGGCCCCGTACGTGCAGGGCGAACATACGTTGTAGGTGAGAACGGGCCGGAGATTTTCACCGCCCCTTACAACGGGACGATCATCCCGAACGGAATGCATATGCCTGGTGATTGTCCTAGCTGTCCAGGCTCGCCCGCAAGCGTACGTGCGCTAGAATCCATTTCACGCGGTATGAGTTCTAGTAGCTCCAGTACGATCAATAACTCGTACACTGTCAATGCTGCGTACGGCCGCACACAGCCTGAAGGCAGCCTCAAGATGGACTTGACAGCTTTGATCGCCCTTACTTCCAGGTAAAGACATGGCTATCAATCGAGGCTATATTCTCCCAAAGAATACATCGGGAGAACGCTTAGTTTATATCCGGCGGGACGGTCAGGTATACCCTCTGCACGCCCCGCCGTGGAGGGCTGTGCTATCTGAGGAGGGCTTCGGCACGCCTCCTATCGAGTACGTCGCAGACAGGGCACCGTTCCAACACGGTGATACCGTTCGTAGTTTCTTTCTGACACCTAGAACTATTCAGTTAATCGTCCTGCACAACTTCTGTTCGCGTGCGGACTACTGGACAGGGCGGCAGGAGTTTCTTGATTTAGTAAGACCTGGATTTGGAACGAATCCTGTAGAAGCCGGTAAACTGCTATTATATATGCCCGGTCGTCGAAAGCGTCAGATCGACGTACTAATAGATAGTGGGCCGGGTTTCACACCCCAAGATGGCTGGCGTGAATGGACGTTCACGGAAGCGATCCGGTTCACCGCCCATGATCCTACGTGGTACGATCCTGATGGTTACGCTCAGAGTTTGCTGTACCATGCGCCTGCGCTTAATCTGATCTTCCCCATCACCTTTCCTATCGTATTCGACGAGACGGCCGGTATTGCAACGTTCGTTACGTATAAGGGCACATGGATTTCATACCCTATCGTTGATGTTGTAGGGCCTGTGACAGGCTTTAATTTGGTCAATCTGGTCACCGGTGCTAACATAGGTTTGAGTGCGCCTGTGCCTGCTGGTTACACCGTGACGTTCAATCTGCAGGGCATTAAGACCGTGACTGGATCGGATGGCGAGAACTGGCTGAACCGTGTCACACCTGACAGCGATTTAACCGGGTTTGCGTTGGTGCCTCCGCCGCTTGCACCTGACGGTGTGAACGAGATGAGCTTGAGCGGCACAGGCACATCGGCCGCGTCGAACGTAGTTATCAGATATAACGACCGCTATTTTGGCATATGATCGGGGACTTAGGGTTTCCCTCCATTTAATTCCCAAATCTGTTGTATTATTGCTTCTCTACGCTCTACTTCTTCTCGTGGTATGACGTGTCCTCGTGGCAACAGCTTTCGTGCAGTGTTCTTGGATGTTGTGCTAGATGCTATCACGATAGCGTTATATTCCCTAATGATTGTGTCTAGTTCAACGGCAAGCTGTACTTGCTTCTTTTTAATCACAAGATGTGGCAGTAACGTTGATACGAATAATATGGCGTTAGCGCCGTTAGCGTACCAGACATGAGTTTTTCTCCAATAATTTGGATTTCTTTTGTCAACGAAATGGCTGCCGTAGGGGAATTGTTCAGTGAGCATGACAATTATTGGTTCGTACGTGTTCGTGATTTGAGCACGCATAGGGTATCGGTAGCTGAATGTCCCTTCCGTGTTCACGTACCATTGACGTTGTACAGTGATGCACCCTTCACCGTCGAACAAACCTGCGACGTACTCTAGAGTTAACATGTTCGTCTCCCAACTCTAGTATACCAGATCGTTAGGGTTTTGTCAAGCAGAGCAAAAGACGTTCATAGCGAGGCTAAAGACATGGCTCAACGCAGCAGGTTTTGGGACGGGACTTCTGTTGGCGATGCTGTCGTCGCTCCGTACGATGCTGGCACCGAGTTCAGCGAAGTCATGACGGCCGTTGCGGGTCTGGCTTCTGACCCTAACAAGGGAGGCTTGGTCAGCTCGATTTCCGTGTCGATGTTCGCACCAGGTACAATGCGTATCGGTGCATTCGAAGCACTCGTCTACGGTGCATGGTACCAGAACGACGCTAATGTTGATTTTGTGGTTGCCACGCCAGCAGCAGCAACACGTATTGATACAGTCGTACTACGTAAGGACTGGGCGGCACAGACTGTACGTATGTTTGTGCTTCCGGGCACAGAGGGTGGCTCGGCTCCTCCGCTGGTGCAGACGCCTGGTGTGACGTGGGACGTTCCTATTGCTAGTCTCAGCACAACCACTGGCGGTGTGACTACAATCACTGGCACCTCATCGCGTGCAGATTTCTGGTATCGTACTGCACCCGACGCTATCCGTACAGACAATGGTTTTGTAGGTATTGGGTACTCTACGCCTTCTGCTATTGGGCCTGCGGGTCATTCTACTCTTGCTATTGGTTATGGTGGAACTATCGTAGTCCAACAAGCTTCAGGCGTGAACCCAAACTTCATGCTCACCAACAACACACAGTGGGTGGGCGGCAATGCACAGCCTCTTGTTGGAGGCTATCCGGCTATGCGTGTTAGCATGTATAACGGCGCTCTGGAGTATAGCTTCGCCCCTGCGGTCGCCCTCGGAGTAAACCAGACGTACTTTACTATTCTCCATATGTCACAGGCGGGGGGCTTGCAGCTAGGTGCTTGGCAGGCCGCTGATGCCTCGATTCTATTCAGGACAGGTAGCGCCGTAAACGAAGCACGTTATGTAATGGGTGTGCAGTATCAGCAAGACCTTACGATCCAAGATATTGTACGCAACGGCCCGGTAGTGTTACGTATCGGTCGTACTACAAATACTATGACGCTTGCGCCTAATAGCGGTCAGCCAGCTTTGGCGTGGGCACAAGGTGCGTTAGGTGGTGAGAGTAACCCGCGGCTTTATTCTACTGGTGCACAGAATGTAGAATTGTACGGCAATGGAGGCTACGTCCACCCTAGTGTTGATGGATTGATTCACCTTGGCGCCGGTTCTCTGCGCTGGCAAACAGTCTTTGCTACAACGCCTGCTATTAATACATCATCTAGAGAGGTGAAGCAGAATATCGTGCCTCTTGATACACAGGTAGCGATGGATGCTGTGCGGGCTACAGAAGCAGTTACATTTGAATACATCACTCCTAATCCTGTGCGGGGAGCGTTTGAGCTGCCTGAAGATATCGAACAGGCAGAGCAAGTATTGTTGTTTAGGATGCGTGAAGCTAAACTAATCAGTGATTCTAGAAAGCAATCAGGCTTCATTGCAGAGCAAGCTGATCCACTATTCTTGGTGGGTGAAGGCCAAGCTTCAGCAGGTAACTCGGTTGGTGTGCTGCTCGCAGCCATGCAGAACATAGATGCGCGCCTACGTGCGAACGGCATGTAGAGTAACGGAAGTGGAGTAATGATGTCAACGGTAACGGTTCCGAACGCGGGTGTTCCTCTCGATCAGGCAAGCATCAATGCTGCGCTAGGTGCGGGTAGTAAGGGACTGCGTGACAGCACACTGAAGCTGGTACAACTTCAGGAGCGTCTTGCAGGCTACACCGACCAGCAGTTGGTAGATGCCTTCGGGTTTGATCTTCCAACCGCTACGTTGATTAAGTCAGCGTTGGGCGAAGTAGCTCCGTTCAAGAGCGCCCTCGACGCACTACAATTCCTGAATCAGTGCTGGGGAGTGTAAGTGACAGAAGCCAATACGAAAAGCGTCGAACATAAACTGCCCGACGCCATAGTGCGTAAGTTGATGATCGAGTACAACCGCGGTATGGTGGCTGCCGAAATCGCCAACTCGATCCGGCAGGTATCAGAGGGTTACTTCAGCGCGTATCAGCAGCGCCTCGCAAGTTGCCTGGAGATGCTAGGCTTAGATGCTACAGCGAAGTGGTATGTAGATTTCGATAGAAGCATTGTGACTGACAAAGCTCCCGATCAGCCACAGCAGACGAATGGGGTCAGCCAGCCGCCCGGAAGCTGATCCCGTCGAGTGTCACAGCCCCACTACCGGACACGGTTCTTACTTGTCCGTTTGATAGCACTTCGACGACGTTACCGATCTGCTGGAACTGTAACGTGCCGGGTGGACGGAAACCTTCGGGGAGCGTCAGAATAACACTCGGAAATGCTCCGCCGATGGCGCGTCCTTGTAGGTTCACTGTGCCCGCGAGGTCTTTCCAGTAACCAACCAGAGCGTACGGCGCACCAGCATTAGACCAGCCTGCTTCGGGCGTAGGAGCGGTTGTAGCACCAGCCGTAATCTCTCGGTTCTCTACAATGCGTAGCCGCCTGTCGAGATTCTGAATCGCCGTCGAGAGCTGGCGTATAATAAACGCAGGGTCATTCTGAAGCGTCATCGCGTTCTCCGAGCGGGTCGTGTTCGTAAGGGATGAGCTTGCGATATTGTTTCCAGCCTATGAAGTTACCCCACCGCGCCGGGACATACAATGACTGTGCTGGATGCTCGAACGGCGACATGTGGCCGCTTCTTAATAAACGATCAGCCAGCTCAACGTCTTTGGCGGTGTCGCGCTTTCCTTCGTGAGTTAGATAGCTTACCCTAGCGCAACGGGCTGCCGCTACTATGGCTGCTGTGAAAGTCCCCAATTGGCTCCGTTCTTCGATTGATATATAAGGCAGGTGCCACTGTTCCGGCCCTAGACGCTTTGGTTCTGAATTGGCCAGGGCGTCTTGCATTAATAGCGCAACCGTTCTGAACTCTGGCTGTACATCGTCGCGTGTTCGCAAGTTAAAAAAGTTCTCCCAGTTGGTCGCCGTCACAACCACCGTCGTCCACAAGAAGGGTTCCAGCAAACGATTCGCTAGCTGCTTGTGAACGCCCAACGAAAACAACTCAGACGCTGCACGCATGGCAGCATCACGAGCCTCTAGCCAAACGGCGGAGGCTCTTTGTGTGTCCTCTATATCAGCGCCAGCCCGCATACCACGCTGATTAGAACCCCATCGGGAGGGTGTGAAAGGCGATGTCACAACAGCTTCTATCTGCTTGCCTATGGGTATGGCACGCGAAGAAGCAGCGTTGCGTGACAGTATCCTATGGGTGTTGAACTCAGCCAGGATGAATCTGGGGAGTGTGACTGCTAGCGTTGTTATTCTGATGCCGTGCGCGGTTCCTACAGAATCCGCTATAACCTGTGCGCTGTACATCAAGGCACCCCCGCGAATTGGTCAGTCTCTTCTTCAAGCTGGAATGTGATGCGTTCCTCTCCTGTCTCAGAGAGGTTTATTGTGATTGACACAATCTTGACATTGAATGACGCACCCTGGAACATAGCCGTCACGATATCGCCCAAGAAATAGTGACGCCCGTACGCAGAATACTGTGTCTGGATCGGGTCAAACGTGAAGCTCAACGCAGCTCTCTTCTCGTATAACACTTCGTTGCCAACGGCGATCAGCGCGTTGAGCCTATCTTCTGATGAGGCATTCTGATCTTGTTCGATGATGTTGAATGGGCTGTCTATTGTGTTGGGGCTTGTGACAAGCGTAGTGTCTCTGAGCGGCCCCTCGCCCGGACCTAGCACAAGCACAGAAGTAACTTCGTCTGTACGTGATATCGTGTGTGATGGGTTAGAGAAGTTCCCTTGTGCCACACCAAAGACTACGGCTTCTGGTTGGCCTGCACTTCGATCTGTACCCTTCTGCGGCCAGTACGTTCTGAATTCGAATGAGGCACCGCCTAGCCAGGCTACGTCATAGTCCACGTTGTGCGGTTCACCGATGTCTTTACATGCTTCAAGTAGGTTCTTCCAAGCGTGTGCGCCTTCGTAGACAGAAGCCTGCCCTAAGTTGGGCGCTATGCCCAAACCCGGTGTCACACCGTTTGTCAGCCGTCCGTTCGCAGTCGTAGCCAAAGAACCCGCATTCTCTCTGACGTACTGCTTAATAACATCGTCAGCTGGGCCTGGGCCTTTAGCCGAACCTTCTGTATCGGCATAATATCTCACAGAACGACGATTAATCAGATCAAGCAGGCCCCGAGAATAGCTAGTGAAGATTCGAGTGTCTGTGCTTGTGATCTGGTGCTGCGGTGTGCGATGGAACCCAATATACTCAGTATACCAATCGAGGCCGGCTTCTGGATACTGACGCCGGACTTCGATCAGATAATCTAGTTGGAAATACTGAGTATTTGGATCGAGGTCGTACATCGAGAGCGTCATGCTAGACGCGATGTTCGTGTAATGTTCGATGGTCAGCGATCTGAACCTGTCGATCACAGATACGAGCTGGCCGCTCGTGTCATAAATACGGACTTGATATCCCAAAGGCACTTTGTTAGTCCTCTATCTGCTTAGTTGCATAGGGCACAGGAGGCATGTCTGTTCTGTACTGCCAGAAAGCGTCGTGCAGTTTGGTAATCTCCTGCATTAATATTTTGTTTACTTCTCTGTCAGCCATCCCACGTACGCCGTACTTGCGGCGATACTTCTCCATAGAACGCATAGCAAGATTGTGTTTGGCTTTGGGGTCTATGTAGTTGTCGTATTGGTGTATAAACGCTGCACACGTTGAACAGGCGAGCCACGCCCCTTTGAATCCTAGTGAAAGGGGCGCACCCGTACCAAAGTCTCGCGCGTCGTAGATCACCGCAGATGAATCGCCCGCGCGTACAGGATCGCCGCAGAAATCGCAATGATGTGTGTCGTTCATGACTTTTACTTTTGAAAAAGTCAAGCCCTATCGTCATGCAACTGTCTAGCCAATCCGCGCTCCATCACCGGCCCTACGTACTCGAACCCGGCCGTCAATCTATCAATCGCAATCGTGGCCCCTAGGGCGTCCCTATCCATCATGCCCCCACCCCTATTGCGCGATGCTTCCCTATGATTGTTCCACTTGGCAGAGCGCGTGCAATGTCCTACAACGGCGGGATGTGACGTGGTAATCATGGCGCGATACCCGAGCGCACGCCACATCGAAGCCACCAGTTCGTTGAGTGTGTTGCCGATCCCTACACCTTGGTAGTCAGGGAGCGTGACGATTCTTGAACTGCGCTTTAGATTCGGTATGCTACGATGAGGCTGTGTGAGCCATCCGTTGAACGCGATAGGTCGATCCTTAATGAATGCTGCGAAGCACACCGCGGCCTCATTCATGGTGGCGCTCAGATAGTGATGTCGAGCGAAACTCGGCCAGAGCGAATGATGGACCCGTTTGACGGTGAGGTGTATGTCCGGGCGTCGTTGAAGAAACCTCCAGGACATTAATGACGTTTGAGTGTCGAACACCCAGTCCGGCTGCAACCAGTCCAACACGTCGTAATGACACGTTGCTGCGATGAGCTGCAAGCCTCTTTTCCTGACCGTCCTGGCGATGGCACTCGACCCCACCTGTGCAACTGTACGATCCACGACAGAAGTAAACTCGTCTACTATGTATGGCATGGCGCCTGTGGCAATCGTCTCTGCCAGCCCGCGCGCAATCGAAACGCGAAACTGCTCGCCCATGCTCAGTACATAGTACGGCCGCATCCACGCAGGAGGCGACGAGAACCCCACACTACACAGCAACTCTACGATCTGCGTGACAGGCATCCCCTTCGGGAACATGTCGAGTACACTTTTGTCGTAAGACCACTCGTACCCAGGGTCGCTATACCCAAACACCTGACGTAAGATCGAGCTCTTACCTGAGCCCGATGGCCCTACGATCAAGCCGATATTCCATTGCCTGTCGGTCAAGTCGATATTATATGGGATTTCGACCGATGAAATCTCCATCGGCGGTACGTCGAACATACCCGACATTTGTAGCGTACGTGCAGATCTGACGATAGGTGAGCTGAGCTTGATTACGCCGGACTTGTTCAACGGAGAGCCTTTCTTATCTGAGCTGCCAGTTCGGAGGGGCTGTTTTGGGACATCCAATTTATATCCTGTGGTTTAGATGGTTCCGGGTAAAGATCGGGCGTTAGTATGAAAGCAGGCAGACCTAATTCAGTAAACCCGTCGGCGATGAACCCGGCCTTGATGAAGCACCGCCCCGGGCGGCTGCTGTGCGCCTGGGACGGACGGCCGTAGCTGCGTTTAGGGCGTACATGTGCCGGGTCGATGAACGTGACCATACAAAACGGTTCGGGCGCACGCCATGTGGGGTTGTCCCCGTGCAAGCAATACCATCGTGTTGCAGCGACGGCTGATTTGATTAGATCAGACGCCAAGTGTGGGCAATTCGGCTCTCTACGAAAAGCCGTACATACCCACGCGCTGTTCAATCCGTCTGTCCAGCGATGCTTGACATACTCGCCATACGGCCATGATGTGATCCAAAACGCGCCGAGAGTCTTAAGAACCAGCGTGCGTCCGGGTGGAGCAAACTGGCGACTGTCAGGATTGTGCCGGTTGTAGTGCCGATTGGCATAGACGCGAGCGTTGTCGTCGGCTTTGTTGGCCATCTGCCAGGGACTGTCACAAGACCATTGCACGGACATTATACCCTTCTTCGACCAGACGCTCTAGCAAATCAGCTTGTGTGGTTTCGTCAGGACAGTCCACCAGGATAGCGTATCGCGTGACTTTCTCCTGCTGCGATTGGGTACCGTTGGCCTGTGACGCTGCTTTAGCTTCGCCCTGATCTTGCGCCATTTGCTCGCGCATTTGGGTATTTCCAGTATAGAAGGCCCTGGCAGCGTAGTTGGCTGTGTATTGCCGGCCATCTGCACCCGTAGTTGTAAGGGCTTTAAGCTCGGCTTTCTCGGCGTCGGATAGGTCGTCGATATCGCGTGACACAGTGGCGATACTTATTGATAAGAGAGAAGCGATCTTGCTCATCGTGTAGCTGTAGGGCGGCTTGCGTAGCGTCACTATTAGCTGCTGTCGCTGCTCTGCGTTCAAGTGGCGACGCTTGAGATTAAGCGACAACACGTAGGCGACTTTTTCTTCCTCGCTGCTGAACCTACGAGTGATCTTGTCGAACATAGGCAGATCGACGCCTTCTTCGATTAGTTCTGAAAACACCTCGAACCTGTGGTGGCCGTCGATGATTGCGCCGTTTTCGTCGAATTCGAGTGGTACGATGATACCTTTCTCTCGAATGTCCTGCTTGAGTTGAGCGCGTTCTTCTGCTGTCATGGCAGGCATGAGCTGATATCTGTAATCAGTCGATGTCATAGCAGTCCTTTTTCTAGGCGATGTTCGAGTAGCAACAAGTGAGCTAGTGCGTCTGTCTCATGCTTAGTCGCTCCACTTTGACCTGACAACAACCTCTGTGCTTCGAGGATGAACGAACGTCGAGCTTGCGGTTGTTGCCCGTGAAACGGAATGTCCAACACATAGCAGATACCGTGGATGCTGCCGACTAGCTCGATGGTGTGCAACATGTTGCGATCTACTTGGCCGCCAGTAGCAAACGTTTCAAACCCTACACGATCAGGCTTGAAGTTCTTAATCAAGTCCCACAGCTCTTTAGGGTCTGTGATCGTACACGTATGGTAGTTGTCGTCGATCTTGAACGCTACCCCCGTACTACCGCCAGGGTCTACTGCCATGAGAATCATGCGTACCTACATCTAGGCCAATGACTTGCGTAGCCGTTAGCAAACCCCCACGCAGCAACTTGTGCAGCAGCTTCGGGGTTGTAGGGCGACCAACCTTGATACCCTGCTTGCGCAGACATCCAATACCAGGTACGCCATGCAAATTGAAATAAGCCATGGTACAGACCATTCTTACTAACAATTTGTGGATTAAGGCGGCTCTCACACTTGGCTACTCGTACGAGATAGTCGCCATTGAGATTGTATATAAACGCCGCACGGTAGATGTGGTCTGTGACTGATTCGGCGCGCACAGCGGATGGCTGAGCCGTAAGGGCGAGTAGAACCGCCAGGCCGATCAACACACTAGTCGCGCGTCTTGGCGAGCTACGCACGTCCTGCCCCAACGGCTGCGACGAAGTTATCCAGCTCTGCCTTGAGGTTATCCATCATGGCTAGATCGGTTTCTTGTACTTCATCACCTGCCGACATGTTCTCCAAGATGATCGTCATAAGAGCTGACGCGCCCGCGTAGAAGGCGCGTCGCGTCTCTTGGCGTTGTATCGCGTCGGCACGTATCGGGTCAAGCACTCTAGACGAGTACGTGCGCCAACGTTTCCCTACGTGATCTGTCACTTCACAGCCCCCAAGTTGTCACCAACTTTCATTTCGATCCCGATAGATGGGCCGCCGAAGCGTGGTTTCTCCATGATTTCTTTTATCAAAGAGCAGACCTCAGCTCGCCGGTTACGCGGGCTCTCGACAACGAGCGCATCGTGGATCATGAGCAGGATATGAGCATCCAGTCGCTTGAGGCGTGGCGCTAGCTCGATCATGGCGTCCAAGCAGTAGTCAGAGGCGTTGGCTTGGATTGGGAAGTTGGCTGCTTGACGTAGCGCCTTGTGATCCATGACGACTGGGAAGCGCATCACTCGGCCCGACGGTACACGGATATATCCCTGATCCGCAATCGTCCGCTGGATGTCAAAGACCCACTTCCGATGGACGGGATACGTGCGCCAGAAGTTATCAATAAACTTGCGAGCTTCAGGAACAGTACACCCAAGCCCCACAGGAGCAGGACTAGAGAGCTTCTCAGCACCTTCTCCGTACTGTAGCCCGAACCTGATCTTCTTAGCACGCTGGCGGTACTCGCTCCATTCGAGCTTGGAGAAATCTTGCCTGCGAACATTGAACGCTCTCTCGGCGGTTGCACTATGCACGTCTCCTGAGAGTAGGTGCTGGTGCAGCGTAGGATCACCTGAAGCTGCCCACGCGAGCCACACTTCGATCTGATTGTAGTCAGCTTCGATGATCTCATGCGTGTCGCGGTTGTGAGGGACGATGATTTCACGCAGCTTGGCGTAGTCGGCCCCTACGGTATAGTCCTTCGGGATCGTCTGCATGGCCGGGTCTCTGTATGATGTACGTCCGGTGCGTGTCGTGGTGACGAATGCACTGGGATGCAGGAGCCCATCATATTTCATGTGGTTGTACACGGCCAATACGTAGTCTATCATGGTGTCGAGCGTACGATAGGCCCTCACCTTGGCTGCGAATGGGTGGTCGAGACGATCCAGGGTTTCTTTGTCGAGAGACGGGGCGCCCGTCCTAGGGCTATACTTGATTGGATCGGCACCGATGATGGTGAAGAACAGCTTTCTCATTTGTGGGGATGAGCTGAGCTTCAAATCATCTGTGGGCCAACCAATCTCCATCGCTTCGAGTTGCAAGTCACGGTACAAATCGACGTATCGTGGGAACCAACTGTCGTATGCCAATTCCTGTAGCTTAGATTGATCGACTGCGATACCTCGTGCCTGCATGGCGATAAATGTGTTCATTGCAGGCAAAAGCAAGTTCTGATAGAGGGCGCGCGTGCCGTCCTCATCCATGCGACGTCCGTGGATATCTACGAGGCGTCGTGTGTACGCTGCGTCCTTGGCGTTGTACTGGTGTAGGGCGTCGGGTGGAAGCTGATTCATCTTGCCCTTGTAGAAGGGTTTTACACGTTCTTCGTACCACCCTGCGCCGAGCCACTCACGCGCGTTCTGCTTGAGGCCATGATAGCCTGGGCGTTCGTCCGCACAGGCCGACATCAACATGGTGTCGTCCCTGAGTGGCAATAACACATCGAAGTAGACATGGAGTCCGTGGATATCGTACTGACCGGCCTGGAACGTCCACCTAACGTTCATCGGCCAATTCAGCACGGTGCGCGGCAGCGAGCAATGCGGGCAGCGCCCCTCCAGCCTGTGCGCCCGGACGTGAGTTCCACTACGCACGCAGTCGGGGAACAAGGTTTGTGGGAATACGAATGTTCTTTCGAGATTGGCGTTGTCGAGATAGCTGATTCCAAAGCACAGGAGCTGATCCGTGTAGGCGTCGATGATTTCCACGTCAGGTGACGACGTTTCGATATCGAGCGCAATTGGACGGTCTTTGGGGAGGCCGCTGAGGATTTGCTGTGCGTGGTCGAGTGAGCGTACGGTGTGATACGTAACGTCTGCGATGGCACCGTCGGCAGGCCATTCGATGACAGCAGGAATCTTGGACAAATCACGGATGATGTCCTGCACAGCCGTCATGGATTGGGCTTGCAACGCGAAGCTCGGATGGTGAGTGTCCAAGACATACGCATTCCAGCGGTCGCTCCATGTGACGGAGCCACGCGAGCCTTTACGTCGCTTGAACCCGTTGACAGTCTCATTGGCAATCGCGCCACACGTCACGATGAGCTTGGGCTTGGCGTCTGTGAGTTCTCTCTGGAAGCGCGGAGAGCACGCATCAATCTCGACCTGGGTGGGTGCATTGTTCCACCAACAGATCGCATTAGTGGCGTAGACTTTGCTACGCGACCACTGAGCGAATTTCAATAGATCATCTAGCATACGCCCGGACGGACCTGTGAACGGACGCTTGGTGCGCTCTGCTTCGTCACGGCCAGGGCCGATGCCGACTACGACGACACCATAACTAGGGTCACCGTAGCCTCGTATCCCGTGGTCGTGACAGATTGGGCCTTGTTTGTCGGACAATTCAGTTCCTCTCTGCGATGTTCTTGAGCCGGTCGCGTATTAGGTCAGTGAAGAATTCTTCGACGAGCGAATCAGCCAGTTCGTCGGCGTAGTTGGCGAGTAGGATTTGAAACTCAGTCTCAGTGATGTCTCCTTCCTTGAGTTGACACCTCGGACACTTGCGTGTGTTGAAGAATTCAACGTCGCGGTCTAGGCGTTCTTTGTTGTGCGAGACGAGTGTGCCTCTCGCTCCGCATGTGTACTCGACGAGACGTTCATACTTAGTCCGTTGGTGGCTCACGGGGCGTCTCCCTATCCAGGGCATTCTGCAGCGTCACGATCAACTCAGCAATCAGGTGCTGTTGTGTGAGATAGTGTTGCCGCGTCTCTGGCGTCATGTTAGTGTCGCGTGCGTTGGTCATGACGACACGTAGGTTGTCCGTGATGCGCTTGATGATGTACTTGACCTGGCTGACCTTCAGATCGACGCTTACGGTGGCGAGTAGGTGGGGATGGGCTACCACTTCGGTAGGTGTGGGGGATTGTACAATAGGTGTAGACATCTGTTCCTTCCTATGAATAGTGTACACTCAGGACAAATCAAGCGGCCGCACACCGGGCATAGATACGGGTCGTATGAGTGGCACAACACGCACGTTGGGAATGCGATGCGAGCTATTTGGGCGCGAGTTAGCCGGACGCTAGCTTTATCAAAATCTCCTGCGGAACTTCCCCCCGTGAGATTAGCTCCTTGAGAATTAGCTTGCGTAGCCACGGTGACAGAGATTCCTTGTCCTTGTCTGCTACCCTCTGTACGATACCGTACAAGTCCGGTTCAAGGTAGACTTTCGCGTGGAAGATTTTGTCATTGGTAGCAGAACTAACTGCCATTTTGCCTCTCCTTCAAGTGGATACGCCACACTCGCGCACCTGCATCATTTAGTGTTTGCGTTATGTTGACAACCTTCTTGAGCGCGGGTTGTAGCGCATTGAGTTTCTTGGAGAGCAACACGCTGTTCCTGTAAATACCCTGGAACGATCTGGTGTCGTCTGCACAACCCTCAAGCATAGACCACATTTGACCTGCTGTGTAGTGGCGCGTCGGGTCTTTGGCTTGTGCAGCGAACTTCATGATTGCTGCTACCAGCAACCCATCTTCTTCGAGACTGAAAGATTGTTGCGCGGACTTCACATCTTCGATAGCAGCTTTGAAGTCGATGTCGCAGCCAAGTGCTTTGGCGATCCACAATCCATAGCGTGCGAAATCCTCAATTCGGAACTGAGGTACGCCCTCTTGCGGAATGGGGGTTTGCAAGACTTTTTGTGCGTCTCTGATGATCGCGCCCCAAATTGCGTTACGCTTGGCGTAGATATCAGATAAGATCAATTCCTCAGAGAAGAACGTCTCGAACCGCTTGAACGTGAACAGCAAGAACCTGTCGGCCACATCCTCACGCCCAAACTTCGGATTGTGCGCCGTTACGCCTACGATGGCTTGACGCCGTAGCGTAATCACGTCGAGGTCTGTGTAAAGCTTTCGCTTGACAACATCCGAGGTCGATGCAGAGAGGGCGATACGATCCGGGAGCCACTTCTCCCAGGTATCTACGTTGTCGAGGACAACTAGCGGGTCACTGGCGGTCGCGTGGTCGAAGTCATCCATCGTGGTCACAGCGCCGATGCTACGATGGCGGCCGTACAAGAGCGTATAGACTTTCTTGAACAACGTGGTCTTGCCTGAACCTGGTTGGCCAAAGCTCGCTATGATCGGACGTGTGTTGGCTGCGTTACGGAATAATAAGAAGATCAACCACACCTTCATGAGCGCCATCGCTTGTGGCGGCGTCATGTTGGTGATATTGTCTGTGCTAGTTCCAAATCCTCTAGAGCCCGTGCCGAACAGCTCTTTGCCCCAGTCGATCTGGTTGGATTGGCTCAGGATTGGAGTGAACGCTTCGACAGATTGTATCCAGGGGAATACGATGTTGTACGCCCCATCGACGATTTGTTCGATTGATGAAGCGGTTACTTTCAGTACTACCCTACGCCCTGTGTGGATCAACAGATGGCGCTGCGTGGTGTCGTAGTATGCGAGGGCTGATTGTAGTGCGTTGTCAGGTAGGTTGTGGACGTGCGCCTTGAGGCCGTGGATGACGAACCTCGCCTCTGGCTCCGTCGCATTCAAGCCGAATTGCACATCGAGTAGCGCCTGCAACGCTTCGGAGCCTGCAGTGATCGAGATGGGGCGGCCTATGTCCTTGCGAATGTACCACCCCAAGCCACCCTGCGTGTGCAGGAACACGCCTTGCTTCTTCAACTCCTCGATGACAATAGTGTAGATAGAGCGTTTCTTATCGAGGACGGGTGCGCTGGACTTGAGTACGTTGTACACAAGCGAGCGAGCATCTTGTTGGTCGGAGCGTACAGCGTGTTCCGCGCGCAATACGTCCTTCGCCAGGTCTTGATCGGCTCTGTACCTGAGGTCTGCGAATTTGTTGTTTGCGGACGCACGCGCGAGGACGAAAACTTCTTGTCGATTGAGGCCTGCACGGAAGCCCCACAACATGAGCGCCCACAACGCTTCACTTCTATCGTCCTGTCGCGTCGTGTACTGCACATAAATCCTGACAGGCACATCGTTCTTGATGCGCTCCAGGATTTCCAGCGGGTGCTCTTTGGTGTCAGTGCTGGTGGCGTCCTCGATAAACGACGGATCAAAGTGTTCGACCGTGTAGTTGGGGACTTCCGGCAGCGCCTCGAATTCCTCAGGGTTGTACTTGGCTGCTGGATTGTCTGTAATGATCTTGACAAGCTTAGGACCGTCTAGATATTTGTGGTTGAATGTGTAAGGGACACGTACCTTACGCCCGAGCGGCCACCCTGAGCGATCACACTTGGGGATAGAGTAAGTGAGCTTCTTGGACAGTTCCTCGTGCTGTTCTGACGACAGCTCTTGATCGAGTACCCAATACCCTTGATGACGACCAGGCGAAGTCTCGACCAGGACCGTCGGCGCTTTCGGAAGATTGCTTACGTCAGCGTCATCGAGGTCTGCCTGGATTGTGCGTGTTGGTAAAACGTTCTCTTTCTTGCTTTGTGGTGCTTTGAAAAGATACGTTGAGAAGTATACGTTAGCAGCGTCCTTAGCGCGGTCGGCTCGTTCTATGATCTTGTCGATTTCTTCCGGGTATCTGTGCCATTCTTCGAGCCAACCTGTACCATTGCTGACGGCCAAGCAGAAATAACCCGCCGTTGGGCAAGTTACGACCGTGTTTAAGAAATCACGAGTTAGCATCGTTGGTGGGTTCCCTCACACCACCACACCCCATATCGCAGAACGACCTTTACAATGGTAAAAGTCACGCGAGCGATCACGCAGCGTATACGGATTGTGTGTTAGCGTTAAGTGAGGCTCTTAGCTCTATTATGACAAGCCGCAACGGTGCCCAGGAAGGCACATGGCAGTAACAATCCTGGGCACCGTCCTCCACCACGTAGCACACGCGACATGCGCGGGGCATGACGGGCTCACCTGCACTCTGGTATAGAAGATTCTCCAGTATGTGCAGGCGCATTCGCTGATGGTAATCATCGCGTGTGCAGTGGCTCATGGATGTGTGTAGCTAGACGCGCTTGACGACCTTCGTGATGTTGTTGGTCATGCGGGGCTCACCGCCTTCAGGAGTGTAGGCGCGCTGCTCCAGCGTGACCGTCACGGGCGTCGGGATCGGCCCGAACAGATCGTTGAGGATGCCTTCGATGTCCACGTCGTTGCTCTCGAAGGTAGACGGGTCAGCACCCATCGAGATCAAGTCACGCTTGATCCGCCACAGAGCCGTCGGCTTGAGGTTCCAGCGGGCCACGACGGTACGAGTGCGGTCGTTGCCCTGCTCGTCCTGGTGGTTCAGGACGAACTTCGCCTCGATATTGGTACTGTCGTTGTTGTTGGTCGGCTTGGCTTCCCAACTACCCGTCTGTCCCTCGTACTCGCCTGCTGGAAGCGGCTCGTAAGCCGGGGCGCTGCTGAAATCTATACGACCTAGAGGCACTGTGCTTGTCCTTTCGTGTTGGTGGTTGATTTCGTCTCGTGCTGCATTTTGTGTCTTGCCTTGTGACATAGCCTCCCACACCCATATTATACCATACTGACAGGGCGGTGTCAAGTCTTAAGACCCAACCCCAGGGAAGCCAGGCTACAGCTACCGGCCTGGCTTCGCGTGTTTGGCGGTGGGCCACGATTGCTGCCCCCGCATGGTATCAAGTACAGACGCCAAGCTAGGATTGTAGATTTCCAGTGGGATTTGCTTGGCGTACTCGTCGTCCGGGTCGATCTGAAACTTAGATTGCTGCACCGTCTCCACTGGCCTGAGGTCAAACAGTCGAGTGTAGGGCGGCTCGTCGCTGACCTGATACACGCGCCCTAAGAAGTTCACCAGCGTCGGGACGTGTGATTGCAGAGCCTTGTTGAACGCGACTTCGCTCCGCGTGACTTCCCTATTGCGGATCGTGCGCTGCTCAGGCGTCTCCTGAAACACGAAGATGACGTTGAGCTTTGGCCCAACCTGTGCGAGGTCGATCCAGTTACGCACGAGCTGAACCACGTCTGACGTTGTGGCTGCGTGCTTCGTCCAATCCACAGCGCCTACAGGACCGTAACGGTCACGCAGAGCTATCGACCACATCTCCGTCACGTTGTCGAGGATGACGGTCTTGAATGGCATCTCCCTGTCTTTGAGCAAGTCCTGCCTGACCTTCTCGACATCACCGAATCTGGCGATGGGCAGCACCTGGATGCGCTCGGCGTACGAGGCGATCACATGAGGGTTCCCGCGTGCGTCCAGGTACAGAGCGGGTGTGCCGTAGTCGGAGTTTGTGATCGTAGCAGCGAGCGTGGTTTTTCCCACTCCACCGGGTCCGTAGATACCGAGCGTCAAGCCACGATCTTCTCTCGTCGTACTCACAGGCTTAGTTTCGATCCCGCCGTACTTGCGTGCGTTGGCTGGCGTCAGTACGACCATTACTTGACTGCCCTCACCTTGGGAGTTGTTGTGCGCGGCCGCACAGTCGTGTGGTTGCGTAGGCTAGCCACGCCTTCGTCCACCCATGTCATAGTGAACTTGCGTGACGTGTCATTCGCCATGTGTACGAACCCAATCTCTTGGTGCGGTACGTTCGCATCGTGCTTCTCAAGCTGGCACACGAACACAGCTTCCCGTCCTGCCGTGGTCGCAGGCACGCGCAGCCGTGCACCGCACTTTCTCACGCGAACCTTTTTCCCGAGGAGTGTGTTGGCAGGGAGAGGCAGAGCCTTCGCTGTGCGTTGCGCCTCGTTGAACGCATCGTTGACTGTGGGGCTAACGGGCATCGCCATCACCATCATCCACATTATCACGAACTGGCGCATCGTCAGACGTGGCATGGTGGTTGAGCCTCCACAGCACTTTGTCGTTTAGCTCGTTAGCCAAGCCGATCTTGTCGAACGCTTGCAAGTCTTTCATGTGGAAGCTGTTGGTGTTGGAGAGCCACTGCAGCGTGTCGCACATCGCTTGCAGCACGGCGATGAGAGACGCAGGGCCAGTGCCCGGATTGGGCGAGACTTGATGGCTCTCGTGATGCAGTTGCTCGATCAAGCTGTGCATCTTGTCGAAGTAGTTGAGCAGGGCTAGATTACTCTGTGTCACCGTTTTCCTCGCTATCGTCATCGCTGTCGTCTGTTCGCTTCGTGAATTGTGATTGTATAATGCTGTTGGCGTCCTCTCCTCTCGTCATCGCATCGCAGATTTTGCTCACGCGACAGTCCCAACACCCAGTCCATGCGCGATTGGGGTAAGCGTGGAGCGCAGGATTGATATACGTCATCGCCATGTCGTTGGCTTCGCGAGCTAAGTAAGCTTCGAACTGCTTTAGCTCGTACGGTGTGCGTATGAGGATGTATCTGGCGAACAGATCGTTGATCGTGCGACCCTTGGGGATCGCTGCACGCCTCCACATGCCGTCGTATGCAATATAGGGAGTAGCGTCAGACAGGCCGAGTTGGGTGAGTAGCCAGATGTACGCGATGAACTGGTCATTGTATTGTAGATCAGCCAGCTTGGGCCTGTTCTTGTAAGTCTTGTGTTCGAGAATGTCGTACCGGCCAGTGGGGATGTGTTGGATCAGACCGTCGAGCTTGCCTTCGAGATGGTGCGGTGTGCCTGGAATGGGTACGCGCACCTTTTGCTCGGGCTTGAATAATCTGTAATCCTCAGGCAGTGGTGAGCGGTACTTGACGTAGTACAGTTCACACATCTGCAACGCCATGTCGATGCTCTCGTGCAGCTCTAGCATCTCAGGGTCAGAGGGATCGGTGCCCACGGCCTTTCTGTACGTGCCGCGCGTGGCTTCTTGCGCCTCTAGAGAAGCCGTCATGGCGTGATCCATGAGTGTCTGCGTTGGGTCGATCAGCCAGAGTTGATGGGCGCGATGTACGATGCTGCCCACGTTGAGGCTGAGCGGACTGAAGATAGGCGTGAGGTGTTGGCCGTTCTTTGATGTAAGAACGGCCTGACGCCTGCACCTGCGAAACACCCCACGCTCAGTGACGGTGACGATCACTTCGGTTCCTCGATGGGTTGCATGATGTGTTGTAGCTGGTGTGCGAGCATACAGTCTTTGTTGCAGAACACATGCAACATGCGGCCGTACGCGAAGTAGGTACGATGGGTGCGACTGTAGCAGTAAACGCAGCCGCGCGGTCGTTCTCTGATCGAGAACGCTATGCGTACTGTGCTGATCGCGCCGACACGAACGTTCATTTGCGTGGGTAACGATTCGCGCCTGTCCTGGCGTCACGCGGGTCGTTGCGCGGCTTGCCGTACACGAAAGGCATGTCGTCTGAGACGTTCCTAGCGGGCGTCTCGCTGGATTGGATCGCACGCTCGGGGACAGCGTGGTATCGCGCTTCTTCAAGGACTTCGATGGCTTTATTCAGCCGTGCCATCTCGGCTATGACAGCACGGTGTTGCGGACTGGTTCTCCCATATCGTACTTGAAGGCTCGCGCCGTATGCTGCCCTGTGCACACAGGCGGAACGCAGGGCTTCTAGTAGCAGCTCGTAGTCTGGACTTGGTATGTCAATCGTATATCGCATTAGTGCCAGCGGTTCTCCTTGTCCTCTAATAAATATTGGATTCTGGTTTGATGCTTAAGGAACCATTTGAAGCGTGCATAACAAGATTTACAGATCAGGAAGTCGCGTGTTGCGACGAGGGCTGTATGCCGCTCGTCGCAAATCGCGCATTCGTACTTGGGTTTCAAGTTAGGTGCGTCACATCTCTCTCTTGACGGTGATGGTGAGGTATGTCCATGCGCCGTGTGCGTCGTCAGAGGGGCGGGCTTTGACTTGCACGTTGCCGTCATTGATACGCATTACGACCTGCATTGACACGCCTTTGTACTGTGGACGCGACAAGAACGAGCCAGCCAGTGCATCGGTCACGATCTTGCGTATGTCGGTTGATGAGAGTGAAGGCTTGTGTCCCGGCCGGTAGGTGTACTCAGTATCGGTCATGCGCTCTCGCTCTCGCTTTCGTCGATGGTTTCTTGCAGATACTTCTCAAGTCTGTGCAACCCGGCGTAGTCGCCGTACAGAGTGAAGCTCAGCAGTGCGTGGATTTCGTTGTCTCCGGGCAGGTACCCGAACGCTACAGGATCGACCCTGATGTGTATGCCGACCGTCTCGCAGATCAGGCGCATGTCGATCAATGCGTCCCATCCGTGGGTGTCGCGGTCGAACTCTACCAGGATCATCCAGTTGTTGTAAGGTACGTGGATGCGCCCTCGCTTGCCGCGATGCCCCCCGCAGCTCGCGACAGTACGCATACCTGGCTCTAGGTTAAGTAGCTCAACGGCCAGGCGTATGTTGGGGTCGATGTCTGTGTAGTCGATCATGCGGTCTTGCCTCCGTGGCGGTATGGGCGATGTTTGTTGTACTCCAGCTTCTCGGCCAGGACTTTCAGGAACGGCTCAGTCAGGTCGTACCTCCCTAGTGTGTCGCCAACTCGAATAAGTAGATCGGCCATCTCAGAAAGAAACCCCTCAGGCTTTTCGAGATGGCCGTCGGGGATCAAGACTGTGCGTGCTTGGTTGTAGTAAGTCTCATCGAGAAGGTGGCCCGAGCGTACTTCTTCAGCCGCCTCGGCTAGCTCAGTCACCATGAGCATGAGCTGTTCCAGGACGGGCCTATCTTTGTCCTGCCACCATCCCTTCTCGACTGCAGTTGCGTGCGATTCTTGGATCAGGTCTCGGATCGTGCGGTCAGGGCGTGGGTTCTCCATGTCTATAGTATACCATACTGCCGGGGCGGTGTCAAGTGTTAAAGGTAATCCCAGGATTGTCAGGGGCCTTACTAGGGGCGTATGCCCATGATCCGGTTGAACTGTTCGACAGCAGACTCACCGCGCCTACGCTTTTTGGAGCGCGTTTCGCCTACAAGTCTGTTGTGGTGTGCGCCCTCATGGCAGGGTTTGCACAGTGCTGCGACTACGAGGGCGTTACGTCCTGTGTAGCCGCTTGGATGGTGATACTCTTTGGCTCGCACTTTGCATACTTCACACGGTAAGCTGGTCGGGGCAGGTATTTGCCCCGACTTGATTGCTTGTGCTACGAGTGCGTATGCGCGTTGTTGCGATTTGGAAGGCATTACAACAGAGCCTCGCGCAGTACGGTCATGGCGTTGCCGTCGATGCGAGAGCGTGCGGTGTCGTGAACCACGGCGTCCACAGTCTGCTTGTAGCGCACCCAGTACACCACGACGGGTGTGCTCTCGCCCTCAGATGTACGATGACGAATTACTCTCGACATCGACTGGTATTGCTGACCTGGAACGTACGTTTCTTCGACGTACACGACTGTGCGAAAGTCGGACAGGTCAACGCCTTCGGACAAGCTCTCCATCGTGGCTACACGCACGCGCTGGCCCTCTGCACCTCGCGCCAGATCGCGGCGATCCTCAGGCTTAAGAGCGCCTGTGATTTCGGCTGCGTCGAGAGCTTTCGCCACGATTTGTGCGGTCGCGCGATACCAGCAGAACACGATCACAGGCTCGTCACCGGGCGTATCGTCGATGATCTGCTTGACCGCCTCGATCTTCTCTTTGGTGACGGTGAGCTGCCTGAGAGCGTGGAGGACGGCCCCAGCGTTGAAGTAGTTTTTGGCCTCGCCAGTCTCGTCGTTCTCCAGTTCCAGACGATAGTAGTCACGCAACATGTCGTACCGCTTGCGTGCTTCAGGTTCGAGGGTCAGGACCACCTGCTTGTCGATGCGCTGTGGCAGTTCCAGTCCCACGTCTTTGTACGTTCTTGCGAGCATGAACTCTTGCGTGTCGCGTTCGAGCTTGGCAGGTGATTTCGCACGCACGATCTTCGTCCCGTAGCGAGACTGGTCGGTCACCGCGTACGTTTCAAGGAAGCTCCAGTAGCTGCCCCACTTGGCGCTGTCCAAGACGTGCAGGAGATGGTAGATGTCACCAACGTCCTTGAAGATCGGCGTCGCAGTCAGGCCGAACACGTTGGGTGTGCGCGCTGCAAGACGCTTGAAGCCGATGCTGCGCTTGGCCTCGCGGTTCCTAAAATGGTGCATCTCGTCTGCGATGACGGTCTGCACGTCGGGCAGAAAGAACGTACGCAGCGCGTCGTGGTTGACGATCAAGACTTTCTCGTCGTTGGTGTCTGCCTTGAACGTTTCCATCGCTTCGTGGCGCTTGATGACATCGCCATACGCAGCAACGTGAACGCTCCACGTCGGGTACTGATCTTCGATGAACTCAGCCCACTGGCCTACGAGAGATAGTGGGCAGGTGATAGCCGCAGGCAGCGTAGCGGCCTCTAGAGCCTGGAACGTCTTACCCAAGCCCGGTGCATCGCCTAGGATCGCCTTCTTGTGCTCTCGCAGGTACGTCACGCCATTGATCTGGTATGGACGCAATCGCAGAGAACGTGCTTTCGTTGGGATCAGCGTGATGTTGCTGGTGTCGTCACGAATCTCTCGCAGAGCTGCTGCGAGCTTTCCTCGTGAACGGAACTGGTCTAGGATCGAAGCGGGCATTTCAGTTGCGGTTCCTCCTGCTCCAGTCGTATAGGATAGCCATGATGAGCATTACTGCGAACACCAACAACACATGTGACGCAGCAAGCACATCAAACCCATTATCAGTCATGAGATGGCTTCTCCATTTAGATTATACATTAAGATCTTACAATTGTCAAGTCTGAGTTTTGTGGCGGGCGCTTGGTCTGTGAGCCCGCCGACTTTGTTAGTTAGACTTGTGAAGCGTGACGCTGACCGGGTAGCTGTTGGAGCGAACGCCGGTGTTGCAAGGCTTGTTCTGGTAGTCGAACAAGTGGAGAAACACAGGTGAGATTACGAATGCGACCTCGCCGTGCTTCGAGCCAGGTGTGTGAATGAACCTGAACTCTTTGGTGGAGAAGTCAGCAACCACCTCGTCACCGCAACGCGGGCACACCCACTTGATGACCATGCGTGTGAACTTCGTACGTATGAGCTGGGTTTCGGTGTACTGCTTCTTGAGAGTGTCGATGATCGGCGCGTGGTCAGGTTCAGGCAGCCAGTCGCCAGGTATGGGACGCTCGCGCAACACTGATCCGAGCGGCATATGCTGGAGTAGCGAGGCGGTGGACATGGTGGCGTGTACTTCGACTTGAGGTTTGCGTGGCACGGTACTTCTTTCTAGATGTAAAGTCGGGTAAAAGTTAAGTAAGATTTTTGTATTTTTCAGGCGGGCGCACAGCCGGAAGGGAGGGCGTAGCCCGGGCATTGTGAGCGCCGCGGGCTACGTTGTGCGAGAGGCCAGGCCTAGCTGGCGGGCGAAGCGGCCTCGATGGGGATGGGATGGCCTTTCGCGATGGCGTGCAGGAGCGTGTTGAGCGTTGTGAGGTTGTCACGGACGGGGCCGGTTGGCGTGCCCGCGATCACCAGATCAAGCTCAGGCAGAACCTTGTGCTTGAGCCGATGCATCGCATCTGCAGCGGCCTTGGCGCGGAGTGCGTCGATGTCGGACATTAGTCAGCGATGTCCAAGACTACGTTCTCGTCGATCAGCTCCGCGTCAGCCTCGTCCAGGCCTTCCCACTCGCCCGAGGCGATGTAGGCAGTCATGGCCTTGTCGAGATGCTCGTTGAAGAACTCTGCGAGCTTCTCAGCGATTGTTTCTTGATCTTCGTCGTCCACGACGGGGGCGACCATGACCTTCACCATGAAGCTCGTCACCAGGACAGTCGCCTGCAGCTCCTCAGGCAGGTCCTCACCACCGTTCTCGGGATTGGGATTGCTCGTGCTGGATACCATTGTAGTGCCTTTCTTGTGTCAGTCGTAGACTTTGGCATAAATGCCAGTGGACACGCGGGTAGCCTCACCGATCTTGACCAGGTTGCTCAGTATGCTCGACACGTTCTGCAGCATGCGCTTGGGGTTTGTTCCTAGGATTGAGGCTAGCTCATCACCGAGGTCTTTGCAGCGCACCTGCGGATTGTCTGCGAGCTTCCCACGCACCCAGTCGAATTGGGTCTGGTTGCCAGGCAGCTTGTGTGGCTTGCCCTGCTTGCGCTTGGTTGGCGCGAGCGGGGCGTTGGGCAACAGTTCCACATCGAGTACGCTCACGACTTCGAGTGCCTTCTCTATTGTGGCGCGCTGTGCGGTGAGCGTCTGTACGTGGGTGTCGGATTGCTCTGCTAGAGCCATGTAGCGGTCGCGTTCCTCCTTGTGTTTGACGATCTGATCGCCGAGGTGGGCGAGGAGCCTGGTTGACGCCTCACCGAACATGTCTACTGCGCCGGCATTGCCTGACTGGCTGATGAACATACGCCAGTGGTCGGCATTGTGAATGAGTGTGGTGTAGCCAGTCTCGTTGTCCTGAACTTCGACCACGGCCTCGGTGTCGTGTGCTACCATTACTCGCTTGACTGAGTATGGCGCGTGCGATTTGTCGATAGTGGCGGCCAGGCAGGTCGCCTCATCGGAGGTCATGTGTGTGCGTGTGAGAGCCATTTCTCGGATGCTGTCCCTTCGGTATATTGATAGAAGTTAAGGTTTAGTTTGTGGTTTAGTAGGGGGTGGGGCCTGTGGTTAGCAGGCCCCGGATGGTCGTACGACTAGGCGGAGGGGTTGTTGCGCTTGGCGGCTCGCAGCTCGCGACGACGTGCGCGCTGTGCCTCCTTGCGCTCGTCGGGTGTGGCGTACTGCGAGCGGTTGATGGGCTTGCGCGGAGTGGGCAGGAGTGTGATGTTGGAGGGCGTAGTTGCTTGTGCTTGCGCGGTGCGGTGCTCGTCCAGGAGCCGACGGATCATCTCGTTGCGTGCCTTGCGCTGCTCGCGCTTGGCGGCCTCCCTAGCGAGCTGCGCGTGCGACTTGGCGGGCGGTACGAGGATGTCGAGCTTGAGCTGATCGTGGTCGAGGGCGAAGTCCAGGTCTTTGTCCTCGGCGCACTCGATACTGGCGCACCAGTTCGTGAACCCGTCCTGGATGTCCTCGTTGAGCTGCCCTTGCATGTAGGACTTGACCAGTTCCTCGACCTGGCTCGCGGCTTGTGGCGTCGCGTCGAGGGACAGGTTGAACGTGATCGTGACGGTGGTTGAGTAGATCGGTTCGTGCGTCGGTTCCGGCGGGAGTGTGTCGTGCATGGGCGGTTCGGTCTTTCTGTGCGTTTTTGGGAGTTATGAGTTAGATTTGCTGCGGGCCGACATTTACGTTTGCAAAAGTCGGCCCCCTGGTTACTTGTTGGGCAGGACACCTGTGCCGCGAATGTTCACGTAGTTATTGGTACGCATCTCTGCGGCTGTGTCGTGGAAGCAATCGACGCACAGGTTGAGCACGACGTCTGCTTCGGTGATGGGATAGAACGGATTGCTGTTGCGCTCGGCGTTGAGGCCGATGATAGGTTTGCCAGGGTTGTGGGCGTACAGCGCCATGATTGCTCGGGCGCCGCACACCTCACAGTTAGTCTGCGGCATCAATGACGACGAGTGCGCCGGACAGCACCTCGTTCCCGACCTCGTTGAGCTTGCCCGCCTGGTAGCCGACAGCGTGTGCGACCGCGTAGCGAGTGAAGTAGGGTAGGTTGTGCTTGTCGGCGTAGGGCCCGCCCTTGCTGTCGGCGTTGAGGATCATGCACAGGACCGCCCGCTGGTCGTCTGTGAACACAAGGCCTTCGAGTGATCTGGTGTCGCCCTTGCCTTTGTGCGCTTCGAGCTTCGCTTTGATGAACTCGTTGCGCTCGGTGTCTGACTTGTATGTGCGTCTTGGTTGTGACATACTACCTCCACCTCTAGTATACCATACTGCCAGGGCGGTGTCAAGCCTGCAGTATGTGAGCCAGGAAAGCCAGGTTTCAGCATCAGTTCGGGTGTGTGGTGAGCAGCACGCTCTCTGGTGCAGTGACAGTGATCCCTACGTAGCGAGTGTGGCGCATCTCCTGCGTGAGCTGATAGACACAATGCCTGCACACTCTGATCGTGACTGGCCTATCCCTGTTGGGCGGGAAGGCGCTCACAGCTAGCCGACCTGGCTCATGGCTTGGGTCAACCTCACACGATGGGGCAAGTAGGGCGGGGGAGCCTTGCATGGGAGTGCCTCCTGGGTTTTGGGATTGGGTCGGGTAGGACTTGCGCTTGGGCGCGTGGGGTGGTATATTATAGGTGTGGGGGCGAGCGCCCCTAACCAAAGCTCAGATCGAGAGGATCAAGAAATGTCTGACACGGCACAGGTCGAAGCTCCGGCGGAGGGCGCGGCAACCGCGGCGCCTGCTGGAGAAAACGGGCAGGCTGCGCCCGAGGCTGCAGCTACTGAGAAGGAGAAGCGCCCGCAGGCCGGGATGTATGTGAGTACGCCTGAGCCGCTGAAGTCTCGTATCGAGCAGGAGGCGGCTGCGGCTGGCGTCGCGCCTCGCGTGTTCGTGCGTGACTTCCTCGCTAAGACGTGGGGCCTCACTCTGGAGCCCGCTCGCACGCGCAGCACCTACGCCACGCCGGAGCTGAAGGCGGAAGCGCAGAAGGCGAAGCGCCTGGAGCGCCAGGACCTCATCAAGAAGCTGCTCTCCGCTCACCGCGAGGCGCAGAAGGAGGGGAAGCCCGTCGTCATCGAGGGGTAGACACTCGCAGACAACTGAATAGGTGGCGGAACGCCCTACGTGAAAGCGTAGGGCGTTTTTGTTTGTGTTAGAGTGCGAGGCCACTGGGGTTGTTCCTGGAGGGGCGACGCTGTGGCTTGGCCTGTAGTGAGCTTGGCATGTTGGGCGGAGCGTAGACTGGGGTGAGATAACCCATGCCGATAGCCTCTAGCATCGCAGCTACTCGGGTGTGCGGTGCGATAGCCCCGTTCCTGTAGGGTGCGATCAAGAAGTGGTCTGCGACTGGCAAGGCCTGACTTACTATAACGGCGAAGTCTTTGGCGTTCAGGTTGCGCTGTTGCCTACGCCTGTGCCCCGCGGGGTGGTTAGCTGTGTCGAGGTAGGCGAAGCTCCAGATGGGGAGCCTGCTGTGGCTGATTTGAGCTGTGTCCATGATGCGTAGGTCGTGCGGGCGAGTGTCGCGCCAGTGTTCGTGGGTGGGGTTGGCAGCGATGAGTGCGAGCAGATACTTCGTCATACCTTGCCAGGCAGCTTTGCCCTTGTACCCGTAGTGGTCACGATCTTTGCACAGTTGGTTCCACGCACGCTCGCTGATGTAAATGCGCGTGTTGTCGTAGGTCAGGATCGTGCGCGTGCTTGACCGTGATGCTGTCGTAGGGATGGCTGTAGGGTCGAGGGCGATCAGCGTGACCTGCATCGACGGATCGAGCGTAGCGCCATTACACACGTACAGAAAGGCGTGCGCTCGGTCGAATGCCTGCTGCCAAGAGAGGCAGTAGTCGATGACGGCTGGCTGATTGATGCGCGTGGTCGCACCGTGCTTGGTCTGAAACGGGTGATCTGTGGCGATGATCGTGAAAGTCGTCTCAGACTCTACGATGGTAAGTGTGGGTAGGTTAGGCGGCGTCGTTGTCGTTGGTTGCGTAGTCAAGGGCTGCTAGCCTTTCTGCACGACGTTGGCGTGTTGCGCGGAGCTTGTCGATGGGCTTGACCAGTTCGCGGATGGCTGCTACGATCCTGTTCGGGTGTACGTGGTACGGGCCTACAGTACCCCTCGGAGTGTGCAACGCGGCCTGGAGATGTCGGTACTTTTTGGGGGCTGCACGCCAGCCGTATACGCCCGCGGCGGGGTCATTTGTGACGAAGATACTGACTCCGCGCGACCACGGCAGGGCGAACAGATAGATTGGTGTGTGTCGAGGGTCAGCAGGGACATAAGGGATGACGATGCCATCGCCTGCTTTTTGTACGTGGTGGACGAGGGAGCTGTCCGGATCGTTGGACAGCTCCTGTACGACTTTGGTGAACAGCTCGTCAGTTCTTCGCTTGCTGGTAGCAATTTCGTCTGCGGTCACGGCTACTGGCCTTTCTTGTGAGCTAATCTCACACTTGAGCGTACCGAGATGGGTACGCTCTGGTGTGGTATTAAGAGAACTAGAACAGGTCGATGCCGTCGTCTGTAGACATGAGGCGGAGCGTAGCGTAGGTAGTCCAGTCCGAGCGCGAGATGATGTAGGACAGGGACATCTCGTGGAACGTAGCAGTGTAGCCCTTGCCGTCGATGATGCGCTGAGCCTCTTTCATCATGGACAGAATGCTATCGTCCTGGTCGTAGCTGTGGCTCTCGTCTACGATGTAAGAGAAGCCGTCGTGTGCGAGTGTGACCCGAGCGTGGTACAGGGTTCGCGGTTGGCGCGTCATATGTGGCTCCTAGCCTAGCAGTGATTTGTGCGTTGTGCATCTACGCACAGTTGAGCGTACGGCCTTTGGGGGTGCGTACGCTCTGCTGTATTTAGATGCGCTCGTCGGCGGTCAGGTCGAGGGCGGCGGGGCAGTCGTCCTCGTACTGCACCTGAATGTCGCCCGCCATGACTTGCGGGACGTACTCGAACGTGAACCCGGCAGGAGCGTGGATGTTCCGTCGGCAAACCCAGGCGTCTCCGGGCTCGAAGTCTTGCATGGCGAGGACGGCGAACAACTTGCCTGCGAGGAAGAACATTTTCATGGACAGCATGGTGGTGTGCCTTTCTTGGGTTGGTTTAGCGGCTGCGGTTGTAGCGTCGGCTGGAGCTTGAGCGGTACCTGCGCTCGAACGGGTCTTGGTAGATGTAGGTATCGGGGTCGAACGCTGGGGACTTGTCGGGGTCGTTGTACAGTTCGATCTTCTCCTTGAGCCAGGTTTCGGGTTCTTCGAGCATCGGATCATACAAGAAGATGGAGGGGAGGAACAGGTCTTGCGGGTTCGCCCCCAGATGCTCGCGCATCTTCTTCTCGTTGTATGCGTCGGGGTGCCACGCACCAGTCACGCCGGGGTTGTCGAGCCTACAGGCGTCGATCCCTACGTGCCTGACCACATCGGGCTCGCTGAGTGAGGCCATGATCGTGGACAGGTTTATGGGGGATGTAGTGATGTCCCAACTGATGATTGACCCATCGCGGCGGTAGCTGCCCAGGTTCACGTAGGGGGTGATCAGTACTTGGCGCTTCTTGCTCATCATGATCGCGAACGCGGCCAGAACTGCACCACGCTTGACGAGTTGCGCTTCGCTGATACCGCCGGATGAAGTCACGCCCACCCAGATTCGCAGAGGAGCCTTGTCGCTCATGTCAGGTAGGAGGTTCCACATGCAGTCGGGCTGGCCCGCGAGGAACGTGGGTACGTCGGGGAAGGCACCTGCTACGTCATGCTCCCATGTGAGAGAGGGGACTTCGACGGCCTGCTCGAAGCTCTCCAGGAACTTGTCAGCGAGCTTGGCGTTCTTGTCGTTGCCATCCTCTAGGTCCCGCAGACCTTGCAGGGTCTTGTCGCGGGACCAGCCAGAGGACTGATCGTCGTTGTTGCGGAACCACTTAGCGAATTCGCGTGGGGAGCTGAAGTGCTTGCTTGTGAATGTCATCGTGTGCCTCCGAAGTCGATGTGCTTCGGGTCTTGAGGCAGAGTGGGCGTGGCGAGCGTGGTGGGTGCGATTGATGTGGCGGAGTCTGGCTTGTAGTTGCGGAGCCAAGTGTCGATCTGACGCAGCGGCTCGGGCCACGATCCGTCGCGCTCGCGGAACTTACCAAAGATCGCCTCGACCACCAGAGCTGGGCGCACGCCCCGGCTGAGCAGGGCTCCGCCTCGGCTGGTCGCGCGTGGGCTAATCACGATCTTCAGCTCTTTGGTGTTGCACGCGGCCCTACAGGCCTGGACTAGGCGCGTCCAATCAGGCACCTTGCCGAACGCCATCTCCAGATCGTTGTCGTAGCCCCAGGACAGAGTAAAGAACCGGTCGAGGGTCGCGTCGTCGAGCTTGTTCCGCCCCATGTAGTTGGCGTCACCGCCGAACCCCCAGGTGTTGGCCGCTGCGATGATGTAGCAGTCCTTGTGGCGGGGGACGAGCTTGTCAGGGAAGTCGTGGAACCCGTTGGCAGTTGCAGCGTTGATTTCGAGGAGAGCGTTGGCAGAGGAGCCATCCATCTCGTCGAGCAGGATCACGCCACCGTTCTCGTAGATGTGGCGGAACCCAGTCCCTACATAGTCGCCCTTGGCGTCCATGTAACCTGAGATTTGGAACGGAGTAGCGACTGCACCCCTCGCGCGGAAGTGGGTGGTCTTCGCTTTCTCCTCCCCGAACAACGCCACAGCGACGAGGAACGCGCCGGTCGTCTTACCAGAACCCGCCGGCCCGGCCAGATAGCCGTTTCTATCTGGGGCGTCCAGGTTCATCATCAGCTCGATCAGATCGAGTTGGCGGAAGTGCTTCAGACCCTTGAGTTGGGTCGTGGTGCCATCTGCGGCCTTGACGGTGAGCGTCTTGCCTGTGTCGGCTTGCTTTTCGAGCTGCTCGATGCGGAGCTTGGCACCAGCGAACTGGGACTTCAGCTCGTCGTACTGCTTGATGATCTGGTCGGTTCTGGCGCGCTCTTGCGCGACGTTGGTTTTGGCGTCTTGCGCGGTCGTTAGGGAGGCCAGCGCGGCGTCCTCAACGTCATTGAGGCGACCCGCGATAGCAGTGAGCACTTCCTCGCCCAGGTTGCTGTTGGTAGCGCCGTTGGCCGAGGGCAGTTCGACGGGCTTCGTCTCGTGGGAGTGCAGAAGCTCTTGGCTGGGCGTGGCGGTCGTGGTCTTGGGCAGATCAACGCCCTTGTCGTGCGCGACGTGCGCGTTTGCGATGAGCTGCTCGCGCTCGCTTTGCGGCTTCCAGACAGAGCGCCCGCTCCACTCGTTCTGGATGTTCCAGGCGTCGTGGCGGTCGTGCGCGGTGGGGTCGTCCCTGTGGTAGATCGTGGCTTTGTGCCACTGAACGATGGTAGGCGAACCAATGGTCGTGTGACCGTGGTTCAACTGCCCATCGTCCTTGAGCAGATACTTCGTGCTGGTCATTGCTTTGGCTGCTAGCCCCTCCGTTGAGTTCAGATCAGTGATTGCGCGCTAGTGTGGGGTGGAGGGCAGAACCCTCCACCTATAGTATACACGCAGAACGTGCGGAAGTCAATAGGCAGAACCAGGACTGGCACATACTGCTAAGTATTCAGTCCTGCGTCTGGTCGGCGACGTACGCGCTGAGCAGGCGGCCGTTGATCGTGATCTGGCTCGCGCCCATCGCGTCGCCTTCCATGAGCATCCGCGCTTTCAGCTTCGTGGCCTGGCGCAGACGTGAGGGTCGCGTGCCGCGTGCGTGGACTGGTAGGCGGTGCGGTGGTGGGTTCGGCGGGCAAGTGACTGTGTACATGGCATGGCAGCTCCTTTCTCTGTAATGGTAGCGACTTTTACAGTTGAAAAAGTGGTTTTTTGTAGTCTGGGGCGCGGGCCATTGGATTACAAACCTACATGGCACTACCTCCCTACCTACTGAAGCATACAATTGTACATACCCGTCCTGTATGTTTGTATCCTCCGTCATCATCTCAAGGGTATGGAGTAGGTATGTAATCAAGTGCAGGAAAATTCAGCGCGGTCGACGACTTTTGCATTTGTAAATGTCCCGAAAATCGCTTCAGAGGTCGGCGGGAGCTCCACTGTGAAGCCCCCGCGCTCCCTGAATAGCTCGGCCCGCCCCCTAGCGTCAGACGGCCTCGCCTGGAGCCTGTGCACCGCGCGTCCCGGCGGCCTCGATGACTGTGAAATCGGGATGCCGCGGGACAGACACCCCCAATCGCGCGCACTCGAGCTGCAGGGCCTCGGCGGAAGTCAGAGACCAGGCGCGAACGCGGGAGATCGCGAACTGCCAGGAACACGGGCGCGTCATCTGCAGACCCGACTCCGAAACGACGGTCCAACGACCGGCGGCGACTTCAACCACGGTGTACATTGCAGTAAAACCTTTCGGGCTCCGTTAGACGCTGGCACCGCGCACCACGAGCAGGTGGAGCCTTGCGCGGCATGGTGGGGCCCGCAGGCCCCGTAGTGTCAGACCTCCTCGTCGCCCGCGCCGGCGATCTGCGCCTCGACGTAGCTCAGGAAGCTCAGGTGCCCGTCGTGGTCTGTGCGCCACACGCCATACAACAGACCTACGAGCTGCGGGTCGATTCCTGCGAAGCACGCGCCCTTGAGCTGCTCGTCGACGGTGGACTTCACAGAGCGGAGCTTCTCCGCGCCGCACCAGGGGCAGAACCGCGGGCGCACTAGCTGCGTGGGCAGCTCGACGCGCAGAGTGATGAGTTGGCTGCAAGCGTCGCAGAGCCAAAGCATGTCGCCGGTCAGATGAGGATTCAGGTTCAGGTCAGGCATGGATGCTATCCCTTCTCAGATGTAGGCGGGAGCTCCCTCAGGGGGAAACCCCCGCCGGCGGTCTCAGTAGATCTCGTACGGGTGGTAGTAGACCAGGTAGGGCGGGTTCAGATCGTAGTCGGCGGGGAGGCGCACCCACAGCTCGTTGCGCCCGTAGTAGGGGTAGTCCAGATCGGCGCGGCGGATGGCGCAGCCGTCCTCGTCCAGGCGAATGTCAGTGATGGTGAACATGACATCCAGTTCCGGGTCGTGGCAGATGCAGCCCACCACGTAGTCGTCGCTCAGAGATTGCATGGCTCAGGTTCCTTTCAGGCTAGAAGTAGCGGCTACTCTCGGAGTACAGTTCGCGCTCGATCTTGGTATGCATCTCCGGGTTGTACATCTGCACGAGGCGGAGGGCGGTGCGCGCGTCCTTGGGTGTGCAGTACCAGTTAACGCGGGTCCACTCGGTATCGGCGGCGCGCTTCTTGAACACGACATAGGTGTAGCGCATGGCAGACATGGCGGGAGCTCCTTCAGGTCTCGTTGAATGCCGGCGACAGAGCCGGTGTGGCGCGCACCACGTACAGGTGAGACATCGCGCGCCATGTGTGGGGAGCTTCCGCCCCCCACAGATTTTCGCTTAGGCGATAGCGGCGCGCTCCTCCTCCGTGAGCTTCGTCGCGTCCCCACCAGCGGCGTGGAGCTTCAGAAGAGCGCGGATCTTGGCGTTGCGCGAGGCGGTTTGCGCTTTCTTGGCTTGAGCGGCCTCCTCTTTGGTCGCGTACTTGGCGCGGGGCTTGGCAGACGCGACCTCGATCCCGAAGTGGGAGCAGACGATTTGCTTGAGTAGGCCACCACGCGACGCGCCGGACGTGGCGCACTCGGCATCAATCGCGGCGAGTAGCTCGGGCGTCATGGTCACGGCGATGTAGCGCAGATCGGCGGACTTTTCGGTCTCAGACACGGCGGGAGCTCCCTCATTCTTTCCATCAACGGCGGTCATCTCGGCAATCATGGCGGCTTCGGTGTTGGTCATCTCGGCGGTCATCTTGGTTTTTCCTTGTAGGTTCGAGCTTTGTCAGATTTTGGTTCCCGCTCGCCCTACATCTATATACTACTCCCAATCTGGGGCCGGCACAACGGGGCCAACCTCTCCTGTCGGGAGCACCGTAAAATAACGTAAGGCTGCAAACCAGCCTGCACACACTTGACAAGCCAACAGACATCGCGTATACTAACCACAATAGGGCCTCTCCACCCAACCCGCCCACCACCCTGCAGCGCGCCCTGACACACCCCTATTATATCATAACCCCACGCCTATGTCAACTTCACCGCCGACATTTACAGACGAAAAAGTCATCTCACCCAACGACGCCATTGGCTTCTTAATCCAAGCCAAAGGCAACGCCAGCCTAGCAGCTGTCTACGCCTCCAAAGAACTAAACTCCCCCACGCCAATCAGCGAAGCCCAACTAATCGCAGCAATCACCAACTCAGACGACCCCCAAGCTGTAGCACGCAACCTCTCCAGCCTAACCGCCCAACTACGCATTCTACTCGTACTCAACACCGTCGAAGCCTTTCGTATCACCCACACAGCCTACCTACAAATGATCCCCCACCTATCAGCAAAAGAAACAGCCAACACCTATACCAAACTCCTTGACGCACTAACCGTCCTGGCTACCCCTCCCCCACCTGCCCAAACCAACTCCCCCTCACCCTCATCGCAACTCACCGCAGAAACCCTTCGCGCACTCATGCCTCCCGAAGTCCAAGCTGCCCTCGACCAACTCACCCCACCAACAAGCCCTACCCCCACACCATGATAGCCCCCGCCCCCTACGTCGCTAACGCCCCCGCAGTCAGGGCAGCCACGATAGAAGACTACCCCGCCATAGTCACCCTAGTACGCAGTACGCGCCTTTTTGGTTTCGTAAACAGAACTGTTATTAGACAATCTATCGAAAAAAGCGAACTCAACATCGTAGACCACAAGCAAATCATAGCAGGCTTCATACGCTACCACAGGCGCAAAGACAATAAACACACCATCTACGATCTGTACGTCGTCCCGCAATACCGGCGTCGAGGCTACGCTACTGCTCTGTTCGATTCAATACCTACCCCCAAGCAGTTACGTTGTCCTAACTACCTCCCCTACGCAGCGGCCCACGCCTTCTACACACGCCTAGCACCCACCCACCACATAGCTGCCTACGACATGACGCTGTACGTATGGGACACCCCGACCTAATATTCTGCTTCAACAACTCTCCCGCTCTCACCACTCTAGCACTCAACTACGGGTTCCTCTACGGCCACCGCACATCACAAGCTCCCCTGCCATCTCCGCCCTTCCCGCCTCCAGCGTTCCTCGACCTAGACCATCGTACGCCCGACAAACACTTCCCACGACACCTCGCTCTCGCAGCCCAACACCAACCCAAATACGCTATCGCAGGCGACGCCACTACCCCCGACGAGCTGAACAAAGCCCTGCAACGTGCTGAACAGCTCGCCCTGGTTGCACCCCACACCTACATCATCATCGTCCCAAAGACAGTAGACCTCATCAACAACACACCAACCGAATTCCCCTATATGACAGGCTATAGCCTCCCTACAGAATTCGGCGCTACCCTTGCGCCGCCTGCGGCCTATGGGGCGGCTGTGCAACCCCCACGAAAAATTCACATTCTAGGCGGCTCTCCGAAAGCCCAAATCCAGGCCGCATTGCTGATAGACCCTACTCTGGATAATATCGCAAGCGTGGATACCAACGCACACGTCAAGGCAGCCCAGGTAGGAACGTATTGGGACGCGTTTAGTAACAAATGGAAACGAATGCAGCGCAATACAAGTCGCGTCCAACAAGACCACCTTATCCCAGCGTTCTGTAGGTCGAGTAGGTCTATCCAACAAGCCTGGAAGATATGGTCACCTTAACCCCCGACAACGCAGCCCTTATTATTAATAAGTGGCTGCAAAGCTACGACCCTAATCGCGTCCCCTCATACGCAGAGAACAACCCTGTCGATTGGGGCGAGAAGAACTTTTACATCCCGTCTGACGCAGACAAGCCCACACTCATTAAGTTTCTGCCCCATCAAAAGACAATCATGCGATTGTTCTTCGACCCCACTATTGCACAAAAACTCGCTAACGCCCCCAGTTTCCAAACTCTAGTTTACTCAACTATTAAGAAGTCTGGCAAGACGGCTATTGCAGCTCTCATCGCCAGATGGATCACCGAGACGTGGGGTTCGCACAGCGAAGTCTTTAGTCTCGCCAACGACCTAGAGCAAGCCAGAGGTCGTATCTACCAAGCTGCCATCAACTCAGTAGAACTCGATCCTCGATACCATCGAGCTGACCGTGGTATCGCGCAATTGTGGCGTATCATCGAACGCCAGGCCATGCACCTGCCATCGCACAGCATCCTAAAAGCGGTCTCGTCTGACTATAAGGGTGAAGCAGGGTCTAATCCTAGTGCTACGTTCTGGTCGGAGCTATGGGGCTACGAGACTGAAGCGAGCTTGAGGCTGTGGGAAGAACTCACGCCCGTCCCCACCCGCCCACGCTCGATTAGGTACGTAGAAACCTACGCAGGCTACGAAGGCGAATCCTCGATCCTGAACGACCTCGAAGATCGTATCAAGAAAGAAGGCGTGCGTCTTACCCTCGATCAGCTATACGCCCTCGGCTTCACACAAGACGATTGGCCCTTCCCACCAGACGAGCCGTTGCCATTCTACGTCCACGCCCCCACGCGCACGTTCGCGTACTGGGATATGGGCGTTGAAGCGCGTAGAATGCCGTGGCAGACGCCACAATACTATCTCACGCAACAAGGCGAGCTACGCCCCTCCGCGTTTGATAGGCTGCACCTAAACATCAGAGTCTCCAACGCTGATGAATTCGTACCCGACGAATGGTGGTCTAGGCTCGCAATCCCCTCCCTCGCCAACCCTCCAGGCCCCAACACGCCGCTCGTTGTTGGGGCTGATGCTAGCGTTACCGGCGACTGCACAGCGTTGGTCGCTGTTTCGCGCCACCCCGATCACCCCGATCAAGTGGCACAACGTCTATGCCGTGTCTGGCAACCTACTCCTGGGCACCCCCTCGACTACTCACAAACTATCGAGCCTACACTACGCGAGTGGGCCGCCCAATACAACATTGTACAAATCGCGTACGATGAATTCCAGCTCCACGATTTGATGTCGCGGCTACGCAACGACGCGGTCGCATGGACGCGCAAGTTTGGTCAGACGCAAGATCGCCTCGTTGCAGACAAAGCTCTGTACGACATGATCCGCGACCAGCGTATCCATCACACAGGCGACCCCACTCTGGCAGAGCACTTGCTTAACTGCGCAGCCAAAGTCCCACACGACGACAACACGCGCCTACGCCTAGTCAAGAAGTCGCGTCGATCTAAGATTGACGCTGCTGTAGCCCTATCAATGGCAGCCTCTGAGTGTTTGAGGTTGAACCTCTAATGACAGCAAGCGACGACCATAGCACACTAAACCCACGCGGACCCCGTTGCTCGGCCTGGACTAACGGGCCAAGCCCAAGAGGGCGGCTGTGCGGTTGAGCCAAGCAACTCCCCCCATCGCTAGGGGCGAAGAATACAGGAATCGCTTGCAGAAGTTCCTCACGCAAGGAACTCTGTATATACAGTCAACGAATCATGTGATAATCCGACGTCTGGTTCTAGAAGGTAATCAAAACTCTTTCGCTTACGGGATTTGCTGTTTTAGATGTAGCACAATCTCATGGACGCCTGATGATGTCAACGGAAGATATTGCCCCAGTTGCAGAATCTACCACGGCGGTATCCAGTAAGTTCCTAGAATGGGGCGATATTATATATCAAAACCAAGACTACGCCATTATAAGGCGCTATTATATCAGCAACCTCTCGCACCCCTTCGCGCATCACTCAATGTACACCCTAGGCACACACGAGTACGGGATTGGTTGCTTCTCCTGCGGAAAAATATCGTGGAACATCAACGACGTGAACGCCAGAAGTTGCACGATCTGTGAGTGACTGGAACTGGTTTTCGTTCGTGCTAGGAGGCGTTGTAGGTCTGTCTGCAATGTGGCTAGCTACAGTGCTTTCTCAAGCGCAACACACAGAAGAAACCGACCGTCGTTTTAGACCATGACTAGGCTCGACGTTCCTTATATATCCCAACTCATCAACGGATCAGGCGGCAACAACTGTGGCCCGGCCTGTCTGGCAATGACGCTGGCTGATAGGGGTGTGATACCCCCCACCCAAAGCGCCATGCTGCAAGTAGCCGACATCGCCCGCGACGGATCACTCAACAACGTAGGTCTAACGGGTGGCTACGTCAACTTCCAGCAGCTTGCAATGGCGGCCGGTTGGTACGGACAGTCGGTTACTTGGATTTACTCTTGGGAATCTGTTGACCGCTCTATTCAAAACGAAGAAGCCGTAATAATCTTACTGGATAACATACCTCTCCAGCCACGTCAGTATCCAGTCTCCCCCTCATGGAACGCACATCATTTTATCTTACTTACTTCAACCAACATAGATAATAATCGCTATTCCAGTGACCCTCTCTCTTACTACATCCAGGCTCCGTACTTCTATACCGAAGCCTCCACCAGACAGGGCGTAGCGAACCTCGGTGCTGTGCAGGCGATGGCGCTACAGCCTTTAGATCGTCCGCCCCCACCTCAGCCAGACCCGGAGATTATCATGTTGATGGAAGATTGGCAAATCAGACTGTGGGTGCTGGCTGACTTATATAGTTGGGCGGGAATCCCATACAACCCTGACGATCCTACATCACAAGGTTGGGTCAATGCGCTCAGGTCTGGACATTATCTCGGCAGACCTCGTACGACTGGTCGCTCGTACGGGGAGGGCGATCAAGCTGGAGTTTGGGCCGAATTCGATTACGGCGTACTGTGGGCGCGAGCCTCAGACGGCGCTACAAGTTGGACAGGATAATAATCAAGTGACACTAACTGCAGAGCGTATGCCTGATGCTCCCACGCCTGTGCGTCCTGGGCCAGACAAGCCCGAAGTCGTAGAGCCGCGCAAGGCTCCTGACGACACCAAGAAGCCCACAAAGACACCTGAAGTCGTAGAGCCGCCTAAAGAACCTGCCGTCGCCCCCGAACCTCAGTATGTGCCTAGGCGTCAGCCAAGGTAAATGTGCGACCCTGGCATATCGCAGGCTTCACTATCGGTGTGCTCGTCGTATTACTGCTGTTCCGATATTGTGAGCAGGCGGCGTATGGTCAACCGCTTCCTAGCCCGATTACGCTATGCCACCTAAATCCAGATAACACCTACACAGAGCTTACTTTTGCTAATCCGAACTCAGCAGCAGCTCAAATACACATACAAAACCCAAACGATCTAGTACCAGCGCCAGCAGGAGGCTGCCCATCAACACGCCAAACGAGAACACCAACGCCCCTCCCGCAGACACCGACACCGACGCAGACACCGACGTTAACCGCATCCGCCACCTTTTCACCTACGGCGGTCGCATCATCGTCCCCGACCGCGGCACCGTTACCTTCACCATCACCGTCGATAGCTCCACTCCCGGCTACCCCTTCGCCGTCCACGACGCCGACAATAATCTCCTCGGTGACGGCGTTATCACCGACCTCGGTTTCAACATCGAATCCTTCCACATCAACGCCCAACCCGACGTCCCCGCCAAACCAGAACCAGAACAACCAGCCAGCCAGTAACGACGGCACACAAAATCTGCTCGTCTGTGAAAGCTTGCCTGGCGGACTACGTGAAATACGGATCAAAGAGAGAGAATGGCCGCAGTACCGCAGCCGAAGCACACAAGGGCCTTGTCGTACGCCAACTCCCTCACCTACCGCCTCAGCGACGCCCTCCTCGACAGCGCCATCGCCAGCTTCGAGCGCGACGAGCGAAGCGTCCCCAACGACGATAATCACGATCCAAGCAGACCCAGACCCTTCCAGCACAGCCACGAACACACCCACTACGCCAGAATTAACACCACCCACAAACATTCCCACTGGCACGGAGACAACAGAACCACCAGAAACCATCACGCCGGCCCCGGCCCAAGAAACCGCTCCATTACCCGTACCAGTACCAGTACCGACTCCGCTGCTTAGCCCTACACAAACTCCTGTCATAGTCACATTGCCGCCATTGCTGGTTCCAGCCATACAAACCGTGATTGTACGAGAGATCGAAACGCAGCTCGTCGAGGTCACAGTTGTCGTACCGGCCGCAGCCACGCCAACGCCAACGCCTAGCATCACCCCTACTTCGCTTCCAAATCCGAGCGGGCCTGTGGTTAATGGAACACGTACTAGTGTGGTCGGAACTCAACGTCCAACGGACACTAACGTTCTGCCTGACAGTAATCGTTCTAATCTTAGTCTTTTTCTTAATTATGGCCCAGCCGATCCCATCATCCGGGCCTTAGTTCTCGCTTCCAGCGTAGGGATGGGTGTGACACTTGGCTTCATCGTCGCCAGGCTCAGGCCCTAATGTCCCGCCAGCTCAGATGGCGACGGCGGTGTTTGTCTTCAGACAAATCATCTGCTTGCTCTTTATCGTCGGCTGGCTGGTCATGTTCTGTTTCGATACCTTCTTCGATACAGGCGAGGCATTACTTCCATTTTGGTTTAACTGTATTGGTATGGGTGTGCTAGCGTTCTCGCTCGGAGTGAACGTTGAAAGCCTCATGTCATTTAGAGGCATCAGCATTGTCCCCACTACCGCAGAGCAGCCTCAACCACAATACACTACACCGCGACCGCAGCCCTATGTGCCCCCGGATGCCAAAAGATGAGCGTATTTGATATCGTCCTCATCATCCTCGCGTGCGTGTTCTTCTTCATTGCTGCCGTTAGCCCCCACCTACGTAACAACCCGCAGCCTTCGATCAACTGGCTTGCGTGGGGACTTTTCTGCTGGGCGCTCAGCGTGCTACCTTGGTTCTAAGCTCAGCAACGTGACGACTATTACGCAGGAAAAAGTCGGGGAGAGCCCGTTGCTTGGCCCGGATTGCGTTACGGCCTTGCCACCACGGCGTGCGCCCGCTCCGAAATTGTTGGACTTGTTCTGTGGCGAGGGCGGGGCTGGACACGGCTACTCATTGGTAGGGTTCGATGTGACGGGGGTGGATATCAGGGTACAGGAGCGATACCCGCACAGGTTCGTTTGCGATGATGCGCTAGAGCATCTTCGGCGTCATTGGCGCGAGTTTGACGTGATCCATGCGTCTCCGCCGTGTAGAGCGCATTCCCTTATGAAATATGTGACACAAGAAGCCTACTTTGACTTCATTCCCGTGTTGCGAGACATTTTGTTACAAATCAGAAAGCCTTATATTATCGAAAACGTCGAAACGGCCCCTTTGCGCGACCCAATATTGCTATGCGGTGGAATGTTCGGCCTCAGGACGTATCGCCATCGTATCTTCGAGACGAATATGGTCATTCCTAGGCTCAGACACCACACACACGAACATCAAACGGCTCCGGTTGGGCGCTCTGCGTGTGCGAATGAGTATCTGAACCTTGTAGGGCACTTCCCCGACGTAGAGCTGGCTAGACGTGTAATGTCGATGCCTTGGGCGTCCAGAGATGGGATCGCTGATGCTGTACCGCCTGCATACACACAGTATCTCGGTGAGTACGCTATGGCGTTCGTGGAGGCTTTCCGATGACAACATCTAACGTCAGATTGCCTCAGCCTGCGTCGAATGTCATCGAGGAGCCTGCTGTTGGCATAGTTCCTGGCCTCGGTGTCGGAAATCTGATTATTTCTGTTGCTTCTGCGGCAGATTCGATCACGCCGTGGGGCAACAACGTCAAGCAGCGCGACAACCAGCTCAGGCAGTTTTGGCCGACGGAACCCATCTTCGCTTCCGGACTTTTCACGACAGTATCGCAATATGTTGCGTTTGGATGGACGTTGACTGGCCCTCCCCGCTCGGTGGGCATTAGTCAAGAAGTATTAAGCAACTGTCAATTTGGGGCTGGTTGGGAAGGTCTTGTAGAGCCGTTTTTGATCGACTATTTCACACAGGATAACGGCGCGTTCATGGAAATCGTCAGGACGGACGATGATCCTCGTGCGCCTGTGATAAGCTTAAATCACCTTGATTCTAAGTTGTGCGACCGCACGGGGCGCCATGACGAACCGGTGATCTACACGGATAATGTAGGCAATCGGCATTACCTCAAGTGGTACAACGTTGTTGCGTTGTCTGAGTTCCCGTCGCCCATCGAGGAAGCGTATGGGGTTGGATATTGCGCCTTGACGCGGTTGCTGCGCAGCGTCCAGACTATGCGCGATATTGGCATTCTGAAGCAAGAAAAAGCGAGTGGACGGTTCACTAGGCAAGTCCACTTGGTCAGTGGAGTACAAACCAAGATCATCGAGGATGCCGTCGCGCAGAAACAGGCTGCAGCGGACGCCCAGGGCTTCCTACGATACATCCAACCTTTGATCGTGGCGTCTCTTGATCCTACGTCGCGTGTATCGAAAGAAACTATCGACTTGGCTTCGATTCCTGAAGATTACGATGAGGTCAAGGCGCTGCAGACGTACATTACGATCATGGCAATGGCGTTCGGTGGCGATTATCAATCTTATGCTCCGCTTCCTGGTGGCGGCCTCGGATCGGGCTCACAAAGTAAAATCCTCAACATGAAGTCTCGGGGCAAAGGCCCTGGGCTGTTCATGAAGAAAATCGAACGCTTATTTAACTTTCATGGCGTCTTGCCTCGCACGGTTACGTTTAGCTTCGGAGAGCACGATTCTGCCGAGCAGATCGAGAAAACGGAGCTGCGCCGTTCACGCGCTCTCGAACGGGAAATCAGGATTAGATCGGGCGAAATCACGACTGAAGTTGCTCGTCAGCTCGCTGTTGATTGCGGTGATCTTGATGAGCGTTACTTGATTATGATGCGTGAGGAAAACGCCACTCACGAACACGTTGTAGACGACACAGTGCCGTTCAATGAGCCGCAACTGGGCGATGTAGAGCCCGGTATGCCTGGCCCGAAAGAGCCTCCGAAAGCCACGCCCGGAGCGGTAAATCAACCTGCTAATCATAACGAGCGACGCCCACGCTCGCCTGCAACGTCACAAGGGCAGAACCCTGGTGGGCCTCCTGAGCCGCGTAGAGCGGGAGGTCAGCAAAATGGCTAAATGGGCTAGCTCGTTAAGAGTCTCGTTCACGCCTGTCACGGCACGTATGCGGTTCTTGCGTACCGCTGCGTTGATGCGCGACCTTGACGGTTCGACGAAAGATTACGTTGAGGAATTGGTTGAGGTGTGGGCGAGCGACGAGAACATGCCGCCTCCGATCATCGGCCAGGACTACATTCGTACACATCGTATGCAAGATTCTTGGCGCGTCGTCCAGAAATCGACGATGAACAGAATCAGCTATACGTATGCCAACTACGTCACAGATCGTCGAGGCAAATACTACGCTCGTATCGTACATGGTTTTCGTGGCAAGCCCGAGGAGCAAGCAGAAATCCACGCAGGGCGTTGGAAAACCATTGACGATGCGTATGAGGAAGTCGGGTCGCACGAGGAATTCCGCGAGCGTACGCAGCGAATGATTGAAAAGTCGATGGGGGTACGTTGATGCCTTACGCAGCTAATGCTGATTTGCCAGCGTACGTGCGGAAACTGCCTGAGGGCAAACAAAGTCAATGGAGACACGTTTTCAACTCTTGCTTGAAAGATGGCAAGGAAGAAGGACGTTGCTTTCGTATGGCGAATGGTGTTGTCGCCAAGAAAGCTGTGGCGGAGAACTTCGAGTGGCTTCCTGAAGGCGAAATCGAAGATGGTCCTGAAGTGGATGCCGCTGAGAAGGACTATCAGTACGTCGAATCGTACGAGTACGAAAGCAGGAAACTTCCTCAGGATCATGCGGGCTACAATCCTGTGGGCGGCGATAACGAGAAAGCTTGCTCCAACTGCATGTTCTTCGTTTCCCCCGCACGGTGTACGATTGTTAGCGGGGAGATTGCTCCCAACGGACTATCTAATGAGTGGCGCGCTGTTCCGGGGGCAGTAGCGCCTGAACCCATCCCTGTCGTCATCGTAGGCGAGCAGAAGTTGCGTCGGTCTGAGATGAACGCTTCGTCGTTCGCGTACATCACTCCTGATGGCGTGCGTAAGCTCCCGATCCACAACGCAGCGCACGTACGCAACGCGCTTGCACGATTCAACCAAACACAGTTTCATTCTGCGGCTGCGCGGCGGACTGCACGCAGGCGTATCGTAGCGGCTGCACGGAGGTTTGGGGTCGAGGTGTCTGACGCATCGAAGAATGCTGGCGAGCGGCTGCTGACGATGTTGGGTCTTGCAGCCCCTGACTTTGTGGCGCCTGAGGTCGATCTATCGGTCGCACAAGACGAATCAGTCTGGTTTGCGAAGCAAGCTGATGGCAGACTGCGTTGGTTTGGGAGGTATTCAAACGCTTGGCTAGATAGAGACGGCGAAATCTTAACCGAAGAGGCTCACAAAGAGTATCAGAAGTGGGCGTACGATAACGGAACGTTGCCCGAACTGTGGTTGTGGCATGTCCCGGGGTCTCGTGTCGGGGAAGCTGACTGGCTGGACTTCAGCAACGGCTTCGCTCATGCGAGCGGCTTGATCGACGGTGGCAAGGAATCTGCTGTCGAAGCAATCAAGTCACAAGACTTGGGAATGAGTCACGGTTTCCTGGCCTTGCAGCAGGGCAAGTGGGTTCGCCGTTACCGTAGCTATGAGCTTAGCATCCTTCCACGGGAGCGAGCGGCGGTCGAAACGTCCGGATTTAACCTCCTGGACGCTGCGAAGGGAGCAGAAGTAATGGCCTTCACGGAGGAGCGCCGCAAGTTTCTCGTCGAGGCGCTAGGCGAGGATGCGGTGGGTGCTCTCGAAAAGAGCACCGAAAGCATGGCGACACAGCTCAAGGAACTGGGCGTTGAGTACAAGGAGGCGGAAGCCGAGGCCGCCAAAACTGACGAGACGACCGCCCAGAGTGAGGGGATCAAGGCGCTAGCAGCGTCGGTCGCTGAGCTGACGACCTCGATGCAGACGCTCATAGGCGCCGTCGCTGCACAGCAGAAGGAAATCGTTGCTGTCAAGACCGCGCAGGGCAAGACCACTGATGAGAACGTCGAGGATGCGTTCTTGGCTCGCGTCGCTAAGGCGTTCGGTCAGAACGGCGGCGTGACACGCCCCACGCAAGACACGAAGAACGTCAAGGAAGCGGGGTCTGCAGGTGAGCCTCCCGCTGGACAGGCCGACTTCTTCAGCACGATGATCGGTGAGCAGCTCGGAATGCTCGCCAAGGGAGATGCACCGTCTGTCGGCACCCCGGCGATGGCTGCTGTGACTGTCGATGCCTCATCTCAGGGGCCGACGGAAGTGAGAGGGGAGTAACATGCCTCCTGGGGTGATGGACAAGTCCAGCGTTCTCGATCAGCTCCTGATCGAACTGCAGCAACGCGGTGGTACGAAGGCAACTTCGATGCCTCCTGTCGGGCCGTACATGCATGGGCCTGACGGGTTGTGGTCGCAGATGGGCCTGGAGCGCGCGGTCATCTCTACGCGCGTGCGACCGCGCGGGTTGGCGGGTGCTCTGCCGTCGCGTGCTAACAACAGCATGAACCCGCTGTACCCGTATCTGACTGGGTTCGTAGAAGGAACGGGAACGCAGCCCGACGCATCGTGCGACGACTGCCCTACTCCCGGCCCGATGAAAAACTGCTTTCAGACGAGTGTGTTCGGGCGGTACTGCTACCAGACCCGTACGCTCGACATCACTCGCATGGGGCAGATCATCAATCGTGGTGAGTTCACCGATCTGATGATTTGGAACGATCCCATCGGCGGGCCTGCGAACGCGCCCGGCGCTGCGGGCCTCGTTTACCCGAACAGCACGCCTGGCAACATCAACCTCAACAACGAGGTGTCTGTCCGGTTCGCTGAGGTGGGTGTCGCTTTCCAGACCAAGCTCATGCGCCAGGTGTGGGAAGGCAACCCTACGAACAACAGCGCCGGTGGCGGCTATCGCGAGTTCCCCGGTCTGGATATCCTGGTCGGAACAGGCAAGCGTGACGCCGTGACGGGGACAGCGTGTCCCTCTCTGGATTCTACTATCGTCAACGCGGCTGGTCAGGACACAGGGCAGCTCGTAGACACGCTCACGTACACGATGCGCTATCTGAAGTCGCTCGCTACTTCGACTGGCCTCGGCCCTGCGACGTGGGCGCTGGTGATGCGTGAGGAGCTGTTCTTCGAGTTGACGGCTGCGTGGCCGTGCAACTACCTTACGTACCGCTGTGTGTTCGAGACGGCCAACAACAACATCCAGGGCAGCTTCGACATGGGTGACGCTATCGCAATGCGTGACGCCATGCGCTCTGGCCAGTACCTCGTCGTTGACGGCGTTCGGTGGAACGTGATCGTGGACGACGCGCTGCCGATGAACGGTTCCGGCGGCAACTTCACGAGCGACATCTACGTGCTTCCCATGACTGTGCAGGGCAACAAGTCCGTCCTGTTCTGGGAATACTTCGCGTGGAACGGCCCGAACGCCGCGTTGGCTGCTGAGACGCTGCGTGTCGCTCCTATCATGGGCAACTACTACTGGTCGGACGGCGGCCAGTACATGTGGCACATGAAGCCTCCGGTGAACTGGTGCGTGCAGTGGATCGGCCTTATCGAGCTGAGACTGATCTTGCTCACGCCTCATCTGGCGGCACGCATCGAGAACGTCGCGTACTCGGCTCCGATGATCCCGCGTCAGCCGTTCCACGATGATCCCTACTTCGTGAACGGTGGTGTGACCGACCGCGACACGGCCCCTTCGTTCTACCGCTAACTTCAGGAAGCCTGGTGTGCGCTGTGTCGCCCCCGATCAGCGCACGCCAGGTGAGGTTGTGTGAGTGGCGTACGAACGCGAATGGTACGAAGGGCTTGCAGGATTGCGGCCCTATAACGAGAGGGCACTCTGGGGCGTGTTCGCACACCTCGGTAGACCTGGCTCGTACCTCGACGCTGGGTGCGGTGACGGTTGGCTGGTGTACACGGCTCGCACGGCGGGTGTCCCGGTCTCTGTTGGTGTGGAAGTCTCTCCTGATGCTGCGCAAGTAGCGCCGGCTGGAACAGAAATCATCACGCACGATCTAGGCCAAACTCTAAATCTAGGGCGCAAGTTCGATTTGGTGACGTCGTGGGAAGTAGGAGAGCATCTTGAGCAATCCTGCGCTGATGAGTTTGTGGGTAACCTGGTTCGCCACACTGGGCGTTATCTGGTTTTTACTGCAGCCGTTATAGGCCAAGGCGGCTATCATCACGTCAATTGTCAACCCGTAGAGTATTGGCGTCTCAAGCTAATATCTGGCGGATTGAAATACTTAGAGCAAGAAACGGAAGCCCTGCGATTGACGTGGCGATGGACAGTTGGCCCGCTGGTGTGGCTCCCTAACAACATTCAGGTGTTCGGTGTATGAATGTATTTATCGCTCCGTCTTTTCCAAGCGTAGACAAGGGCGAAGGCGGTATCAGGCGTGTCGTCGAAGCACAGCGTCGTTGGTTGCCTAAGTTCGGATACGATGTTGTTGCGGATATCAAAGAAGCCGACATCATAGCACTCCACGCAGGGGAGTGGATTGACCCACCCAAAGACGTGCCAGTGGTGGGGCATTGTCACGGTCTAATGTGGTCAGAGTATGATTGGCCTGGCTGGGCTGATAGCGTAAACAAAGCTGTAATCAAAAACCTAAAGCAATCTGATCGTGTCACAGCCCCCTCGGAGTGGGTGGCGACAGCGATAAAACGCAATACTTGGCTCAACCCCGACGTGCTTTATCACGGGATCGAGCCTGACGAGTGGCCTGATGTGGGGGAGAGCCACGGTTACGTTCTTTGGAACAAAACGCGGCCTGACGCGGTGTGTGACCCTACGCCCGTCTCTGAGCTGGCTGTGCGTCGGCCTAACGTGAGTTTCACTACGACGTTCGTGAACAAGGGTGTTGACCTAAAAAACATATCAGTCATAGGCGTCGAACCGTACAACCAGGCTAAGTATCGTGTCAGGCACGCGGGAGTATATCTTGCGACGACTAGAGAGACTTTCGGTATCGGCACGCTGGAAGCTATGGCTGCTGGCGTACCTGTGTTGGGATATAAGTGGGGTGGTAACTCTGAGATTGTTGTTCACAAGGAGCATGGGTACCTGGCGGAGCCTGGCGACCTCGACGATCTTGCGATGGGCCTTGATTATTGCCGTGAACATCGGGCCTATCTTAGCCAAAGAGCGCGAGCGCACGTCCTTGATGAATTCACTTGGGAAAAGTGGATCGAGCAATACGCTAAGCTATACTCGACGGTTCTGGCCGAGCATCGTGGCCCCAAAGTCAGCGTCGTCATAACAAACTACAATCTGGGCGAGTTTCTCCCTGAAGCTGTCAGCAGTGCCAAGAAAGAGCTTGTCGGGAAGCCTTACACATCTGAGATAATATTAATCGACGACGCTAGCACGGAGCCACTACCCGATGCAGTCTCAAGTGATCCCTCTCTGCATATTATTAAAAATCCAAAGAACCTCTATCTCGCCGGTGCTCTTAATGTCGGCGTCCGGGCCGCGAGAGGTCAATACGTTCTACTACTTGATGCCGACAATCGCGTTAAAAATCTTGATGTACTGATCGACGCTCTTGATAACGATAGATCGTTAGATATCGCATATGGAAAAATGCAAGTCTTCGGTGGTAACTATAAGAATCCGCTCGTCTCAGATTGGCCGCCGAAAGAAGCGGATCATACTCGTCAACTCCAGCACCATAACCAGATCACATCTACAGCGTTATATCGCCGCCGCCTGTTTGCGTGGGTGGGTGATTACCGTGAACGCTGCCGTCTCGGTGAAGATGCTGACTTCTGGACGCGGGCACTC